TTATCGCCAGGATTATTAGTAAATACTGCAAGAGCAGAGTACCCTAACGAAGTGAGCCTAGCAGCATCAAACAAACCTTCTACTAAGAACAAGGTATTTGACAGATTCCAGCTCTCAACACCCCAATAAGTAGGTTCAGGATTATTAGGCTTACGAGTAAAATACTTTCCTTCACGAGGATCATTATTAACGTCTTTACTACCTTCAGGGCGATACTGCTGATAGCCTAATAGCTGCCCTCGTAGATTGTAAAGAGGGAATGTAGCTACATAATTTTCTTCACATAACCACACTTGATGTAGAGAAAAATCTACATATCTAGACTGTAGGTGTGAGTACAATCTACCATTGCGGTCCAGTCGTTGATTCTGTACGGTCATAGCGCTGGTTCCATTCACAGCCGTAGGCAGGACAAATCCAAATATACTCAGGAAGTAGGTTGTTGTCCTTGCTGCCGCCTTCACCAGAGATGAAATAATCTCCTGTTATTTCTGGTTTTGAGTGCTTAAAACGAGTTCGTTCACGTTCATAAATATCCAACCCCCGTTCTAGCTTTTTAATATACTCAGCCGCCTCCCGGATAGCTGCTGTTTCTACCCAAGCATTGTCACTTTCATGTTCGTGTTTATCTGCAATTGTATGCAACAACGCTGCGTAGTCCATTAATATACCTCGGCTTGAATCTCTCTACGGAAACCGTCCATAGCACTAAGCACATCAGAAACAGCAATTACTGCTTCCTCATACGTTTTTGATTTTCCGATGATTTCATTAATATACTCATCGGACCAACATTCAACTAGAATGTCCCAGCCATCTTCCGTATAATGCACAGTAGCGTGTTGACGCAGACGTTCCGCCCAAGTTTTCATTACCACATTCCTACATCAGTGATTTCAATAGTGCCAAGCAGTTCTTGTTTAGTAATCGGGAATAGCTTACAATAGTAATAATCCGCAAATTCAGAAGGACCAATGCCAGACCCATTTGCTTCTTCTCGAATAGTCACATATGTGGTATTCGGATACTCCTGAAGGCCGGTATGAAGTTGCTTAATTTGTTCTGCTGATAGCATCATTTTATTTTTCCTTTTTCATAACTCATTATAACAAAGAAAAAAGCGGCTATGCAAGCCGCTTTAGAGTTTTTTTGGTGTTAGGTCGAAGCCTAACTTCATTTTAGGTCGTCTAATGGCATATGGCTGCCCATCCGGCCCAAGTAACTTTGTAAGCTGTACTTCGTCACTTTCGTGTACTATGGAAGTTTTGGCGTCGTTGCCGCTGTAGAACAGCCATGCATCTTCAGATAGAGTTTGCATTATTTAGTAACTCGTTAAGCTCTGTTTTAACAGCCAGTTTTTCTTTTTTCTTGAGCTGCAATAGAGCTTTGTGTTCAGATGAGCGATTAGTAGAACGCTCATTTTCTAACTGTGCAACCACTGCTTCTAGTTCTTTATGCTTTTTCTGTAACCATTCGGCTCTAGTCATTATTACTTGAATCCTGTTCTGTAATAAAAATCTTTAGGGTACGCCCCTCGTCTTGTAGCTGTAATTGTAGATTATTGACTGCCCAATTGCTATAAGATCTACCATCTTTATCTATAACCTCTACTCTAGTTACAGAGTCAAAATCTAAAGATTTAGTCTTAAACCAGTCGTCTTCTAATGGAAAACGACCTTCTGGAAGAACCCATTTTGCCATGTAACCTCTTATTTTCTAGTAGTAATAAAGTCGTAAATCTTATTTGCGTGCTCTAAGATTTGTTCAAAAGTATAAGGCTTAAGAGCTTCTACATATGCTTCGCTAGTTTTTTGACCTAGCTCAGTCATTTTAGCAACATACTCTAAATTGGCTTTATGTTGTTTTTCAATGTAGTCTTTTGCAATAGCTACAACTTCTGCTCTGATTTCGTATCCGTTCTTATTCACTTTTTTACCTTCTGTGTCTGGTTGATTATAATAAGGAATGTGGCTCATTTTTGCTCCATTTTCGGAAACCAAAAAGAAGTTTGGCTATTGATTGCGTGTCGGAGCACGTCTTGCGTGTTATTAATTAACATTTTTGCAAAGACTGTTTGTGCATCAATATATCTATGAGCAGCCTTATTTAGCTCTGGGTCAGAAATTACTTTATCAGTAATTTTCTTTTTTGTTTGTTGAAATGTCTCAACATAAATTTCTAATGAATACATGTGTGTCTCTCTATTCTACTAACTTAAAACTCGTTAGTTGTTTTTGGTATGCCGGCTGCGGTCATTTTTGGTAAAGGCTTAGTCTTTCCGGCATAAGTACTAGGCCATCTAGCTGCTATCATTCTTTTTTTATCAATACGAACAATGCTAACAGTGTTTCCTTGATTTCCGCCGAGTACGTACCAATCTGTTGCATCTTCGCCAACTAGAAAGCCTACATGACCTCCGCCATCGCGTACGAATACTCCAATCGCGCCATAACAAGGCTGCACTGCTTTACCAAATACAGCCCAGTTTCTTGCCCAGTAAGGATTTTCACCTACAGCGTCTGTAAATGGTTCTTTAGGTAGTGTTTTCTTTATACAAGTTTCCACATAGTCACCACACCAAGGTAATGCTTTTGGATCACCCAACGTTTTACCGTCAGATTTTAGCCAAGCGCGCAGAGCGGCATTATCTCTTGTTTCGTGTAAACCGAATACTCGTTTTCCTTCAACTATCCAAGGTAACTCATTTGTCATTTAATCTCCTTAGTCAAGTAGTTTGTAACTTTCTACTTCTACTTGCAAGACTTTATACTCGTCTCCGAGTAAGCTACTAGCATCTATAGTAGCTTTAGATTTTCCGTTTATAGTCTCAACATCTTTTAAAAGAGGGAACGTAGAGTCGGATATGCGTATCTTATCATACATTCCTCTTAGTATGCGAATGCGTTTAGGCATATGCGTATCTCCTTATATTAATATTAACAATAACAAAAGCTATTGTCAAATAAAAATTGACTACCAGCTTGCGCTGGTAGTCTTATTAGACATACGTACAACCCAATCACTTACATCAACTACATCAGACATATCACCTTCGCACCAAGGGTCGGTTACTACTAAGACCCCATCTCGAAACATAAAATTTCCAGTATGCATGTCAAGTCTGTTTGTAGCATCGTCGTGGTCTTCCTCATAGGTTAGCACGCCAGTACGCTCTCTAATCTTATCAAGAAGATTAGCTAGAGTTTCAGCGCATGGAATGGCCCGTTGATACCTGGCAGCGAAGTCAATAAACTCTTTACGAGTAATCATGCGGATAGTATAGTCTCTACACAGATCTGCAATATCAAACTTATTAACACCATAAGACTCTTCTTCAAGACGCTCCATGATGCAAATATAGTAATTGTGATCTTCGTCGCACATAAAGTGTTTTACTTTAGGCACGTGAGGGTTCGACTGATTTTGGTTAATAATTAAGTGGTAATAGTCAATCCACGGATCATTAATAGAATTACCAATTTTAATAATTTGATTAGGATCGTTAGACCCAATAGCTGCTGAATAGCAACCGGAACCAAGTAACACATTACCACGTTTAGTAAGAGATTTGATTAGGTTGAAGGCAGTCATTGAGAATCTCCCTAGCTATATATACATATTACTAAGAAGAAACGCAATAAGCAACTAAGATTTGACATACAGTAGTTGCAAAAAAGAAAAAAGAGCGAAAGAGAATACTCTATCGCCCTAGTACAGTTTGATTGTAGCGTTGTTGTTAGTTAGCTACTAGTCCTAGTAGGCGAGACAGCGCAATTTTGGTAGCGCCTTCAAAACCAGTGGTATCAAAACCCTTGGCTTCGATTTCGCGTAGCAGCTCTTTTTTAGACGGACCTTCCGATTTATTGGAAGCGCCTTTAGGTGTAGCTACGTATACACCTTCTCGTACAAGTTTGCTGCGAACACTACGTACAGTTTTACCTAGTTCCTCAGCAATTTTCTCAATACCGTCATTGCCAAGCTCTTCATACATGGCAACCATACGTTCTAGCATTTCAGCGGAGTAGTTTGCATTCTTGTCAGTTACTTCAGCCATAATTTTCCTCTGTTAGCTCTGAAATAAGAGTTATGCTTAGAGGGATAACTCATTCCTCGTTCAGTGTTATTAGAATAGCAGAAGGTAAGCAGCTGTGCAAGAAGAATCTTACTACAGCTAGTAGCGTTTGCTCCTACTAAACGAAGTATCGTTTACTTCCTAAAAGTGTATTTTAGTTGAATCCATTTAGATATATCTTTCGATACATCATCACACGGATCGTCATACTTATTTAGCACAACCGTCTCCTTAAGCACAGATACTTAGTATATGCTTAAGGAGCGTTTTTTACCAACTTTAATAACTAAGAACAAGCACACTTACTGCAACGAGATGCTATGAGTTGTTCTTGTAAGGAGTTATTGTCAACCTGTAACTGTTCGATAACCTTTTTTAGGTACTCTATTTCTCCAGTTTTTACAGCTAATAAATCTTTAACTGCTGTTTCTGAAAAATATCCTGGGTTCATGTCAACTCCTTAAAAGTCTATCTGAGCGAGTCCTGAACCTGTATTAGATAGTAAATTTACGCCCAGATGACGGTTTTGCTTGGATGCATCCTCGTAAGGACATCCAGCTATATTGCAAGGCCATATTGCTGGTTTATTGTCTGTACTACTCCAGAGATTAATCGTACAAACAGAACACTTGCCTGTACATTCTCCAAAATTCTTCTTAGCCATTAGTAACCCTTAATGAAGCGTTCTTTGTTTATTTTCAATAAATCTATTAGAAGTAGAGAATATTTTAGCTATAACTTCTTCATAAGCTTGTGGTGTTAGTTGTTTAGCATAGACGCTAAATGCAGTAACCATTAAAGACGCTGCAATCGCTAACGGATCATATCCGTGGTCTAACAAACCGTTATAGGTTTCTGCAATTACAGTTTGGATATCAACTACTTCGCTCATGTGTTATTTATAGGCAAAATACGCCCACTACTCCAGTTATGAAATAAAATTTCAACAGCGTTATAAGCACTGTCATAATTCTTATGAAACGCTATGGACTAGCTGTCGAACAACTGCTCGTGCCGTGTTCCATAGCGTTTATAAATCTGTATACGCTTATAATAGCAAACTATTAAGCGTAGTGCAAGCTCATTTTTCTTGCAAAAATAGTAGAAGCTCACGTAGTTGTGCTTCGGTACTAATATGAAACACGCTACCGCGAGTGTTAACTGCTTGTGCTAGTGAATAGTTGACGCTACCTACTAAACCAATAGGAGTAATAAACCGAATATAGTAGTTGCTGCTAATTAGTGCAGGAATTACCCTGCGAGCATCACTATCGTCTGTAATACAAAAACCGCCTGTACAAGATGTAGCTTTAAACTCGCTAAATAGCTCATTAAACTCTCGCACTCGTGAAGCAGAAGTATAAGGATCAGCTTTTACATGAACTTTATGTAGATACAGTGCTGAAGCTAGCTGTGTAGATTCAATCCATTTACGAACTTCATGAGTTGGTTGGATAATATTTTTATAGCGTAGTTTGTTGCTAACATATACTTCATTAGCGTCAGAAGCAAATACATATCTAGCGTGCGTTACCCAGTCTGGTGGTAGTGCAGAGGCAGAGCGTGAGGTTAAGATAGCAGTAGGAACTTCACAAACAAAATCAGTGAAGAAGTTGGTAAACTCTTCACTGAAAGATGTTGCGACGTCAATATCTACTAAGTAAAGCTTATCGGCCATGTACAACTGCATCCGCTCCAAAACTTGCAGCCCAACTTTCTGGTTTTAGCTTAGGTTCAATACCAGTCATGCCAAGAACAAAACCCGCAGCTTCATTAGCAGCACAGTTACTTCCGTGTTTTGGGTCTGTGTTGATATCAAGGTGAATTTCAATATCAAACTCGTCGATGAATGGTGCTAGTTGAGTATATAGTTGACATACTTTTTGTACTTCATTCATCATTCGAACCTTTGGACGATTCTTTTTAAGATCGTAGTCCGGTTCAACTGAGATGTTGTTAAAAATACGGCAACCGTTCTTACCATTCATGTGAATGATGGCAACTGTTGCATATCTAGCGTACCAACGCCCGTTGCGGTTGAAACGAACGCTATCACACCCTAGATACACTTTAGTGTCTGGGCTTAGCGTTAGTAGTAGTTCAACCATATCTTCAATTTGTTTTTGTGTAAACATTATACAAATCCATTATTCCAATCTATACACCTATAATCATACAGGTTGTATAGTCTTCCGTCAAGCGTTGTTTTAAATAATTCATCTTCTAAAGATTGTTCAATACTATTTTTACATGCTTCAACTGTGTCAAACATATTAGCGTATGTAACAGTGTAACAGCCTGAGTGTGTATCTATAGTACATATTAGCACGATTGCGGTTATCATCGTAGCTCCTTGTGTCAGCTAGGGCCGACAATAATCTCTGCTTTGTAAGTAAATGACTTTATATCTGAGTCAAGATATTGAATAACTTTACTAGGCAGGTATTCCGAATATAACTCTACAAAAGATTGTTTTGAGTGTTCTCTGATTCCTAAAAATAGCCAAGGACCAAACTCTTCTCTAAGTAGGTCTAATAGCTCAGCGCGACGAGTACCTGTATCGTTAGTAATGTATATAAATAATACGTTACCAGGACTATTATCATACTGAGAAGTAAAAAATCTCATAGCAACTCATTTCAAATAATAAAAAAGGCGCTTAAGCGCCTTTTTGTCTAATAACTCTTTTAGATTCTTCTATATCTTTTTTAGCCTCGGGCAGCGCCCAAAAAGCAAGCGGAGACATAGATAGTAGCATAGCAATAGCAAGCATTATTTATCCTTAGTAATATCAATTACGTTATCAGCGCTCACTCGTTTAAGTCCGCGGATTAGGACGTATAGTACAATGCCCAATCCAATACCTGCTAAAATATAAAACATTAGTTATCATCCTATAAAACTGGTTGGCAATTTGTGTGACTTATCCATTAGTCAAATTTTCCAATTGGCGGAAAATGTTGGATTCGAACCAACAATGAAACAAAGTTTCGGTTTGCTGAAACCAACCAATATATTGTTTACTGGCTCTGTATGAAACGGCGCCCTACCACTAGGCTAATAGCTGTAACAGCTATAGAGGGATCGAACCTCTGCTTCCGGCTTGATGAGCGATATAAAATGCTGCAAAGAGCCAAAGGGGTAGCTACGCCTTAGTAGGCGTAGCGATCTTTTTCAAGAGCTTTTAGCATGACGTTATAAGGAGTGTAATCCTCTAGGTCATTAGCTAGTACAGCCTTCATGATAGAAGGCGAGAAGCCAGAGACTTGGCAAACACCACGACTATCAAAAGAGACAGGAGTGTTACCAGTATCACTACGTAGGTTCCAGAATACGATTCGTGGAACTGCATAGCCTGCTTCTTCGTACTTACGAGCAATCATCTTGACTGCAGAATCATCGTAACGAGTGCAACGATCAAACTGCATATCAGACAGAATTAGCAGAACTTCTGGCATATCTTCCGCACGGACACGGCTGCGTTGTGCTACAGACAGAATCTCATCGAAAGCACGATGTAGGTCTGTGTTCATCTCCCAGTCAGAATTAGACATTTTATAAATGCGCTGTGACAGAGAGCCTGAAACTGTAACAAATTCAGGACGGTTGCTAAAAGTAAGGAAAAGATCCTTAAAAGCACCAGTATTCTTGCTTGAAGTATACAGACCAAGAGCAACTGCAACTTCAATAGGCTGAACCCCTTTTGTCTGGATGTATGAGAAGCTGCCCATAGAACCCGATACGTCTACCATTGGTAGAATTTTTGCATCGCCTACATAGTTAGGAAGGGCATTCCACTGTTCATCTGCAACAGAGGCGTTACCTGTATAAACAGACTTAACAACGTCGTGAGGGTAAACCGCACCTGCGTTGATCTTAACTTCTGGGTTACGTTCAGCCTGTGGCTTTTTTAGCTCTGCAATATATGCAGAATACGCTTCAGATGCATTACGACCAAAGGCTTTTTGATAACGCGCAGAAGCGACAGAAGGAACATGTGAGAAGTTAATCTCATCCCACTGCTTAGCACACATCTTGTTTTCAACTACGTTGGTTAGACCAACAAGTAGCTTACGATACTGCTTTGGTGTAAGTTTAAAATGACGAGTAAGCTCTACTGCAAGTGGGCCTTTACGAGGCATCCATTTTGCAGCAAGACCGTCACCCGCGTCTAGCGCAGCCTTAATCATATCAAAAGCGGCACGACGATTGGCCCAATCAGTATAGGCAAAAAGGTCGTCCCAGCGGCCAAGGAATGGCACCTTATGCATAATCCGAGCAGCTAGTGCTGGGTTCTTGTTATCTAGCTTAGCTAGAATATTACGAAATTGAGCACGCTCACCAGCACCCTCGCGAACATCACGAGACCAAAGAAGGGCGCGTACTGCCAGATTCTCATTCTCAGCTAGTGCTGAGAAGAAAGAAGCTGAAGCATCTTTACCGCGAGCACTACCTACTTCACTGAAGAAATCAAGTACTGCTGAACCAGTAGAAGCGTTAGCACGCATACCATTTTCAGTACGAGCGCTTGGTACATTGTTGCGAACTGCGTTTGCGAATGACATTTTAGTTATTTTCCTGGATGAGTTGTTGTACGGATTCGAACCGTTAAGTTTGTTTCATAGACAAATTGGGAACCATTCCCGTTTTATTAAGCTGCTGAAAGCATCCAATAATAAGTGTTCAGGATTAGGATTTTGTTGCCGAATCGAACGGCTCAGTTTGATTAATAGTCAAATGCTCTACCATTGAGCTTACAAATTTTTTGCGGAACTAATCCTATAATAAAGTTAAGTTGAACCGAGGTATTTTGGTATCTCAATGTAGGCGCCTACAAGAAGATTTCAGGCTCCTGCCACTCTGCGGCCACAAAGTTGTTCTTATTGAATGACTCAATAAGTCGTGCTATTCCCTACGCCTAATAAACGCTTAACGACTCAACTTAAAATGCAAACAGGCTCTAAATAATTTGGCCTGCATTGTCTGAGACGTAAAGCAGCGTGAACGTCCTGTTTGCAGTTTAAATTGAGTGCTGAGGTTATCCTACTCAGCACGGGGTCGCTCCTTGTCCCCGAGGACAGTACTATGAACACTGAAGAACGCTTGGCAACGTAAGCTATCATCAGACTAGTACGAGTTCTAGTTGCCACCTAGAGCGGTTAAAGTTAGATAAGTAGTAGCGGTGCCTCATCTGCGCTATACTACACGTCCCGTTAGTAAGGCTAGTCGATAATTATCTAACAAACCGGTTACTAATCCGGCGACACTTTTTCGTAGTGTCAGATTCTGAACTGAACGGCGATACAATGGACTATTTTTAGGTATCCACCCTACCTATACCCAGGGTTATTACTATCGCGGTAATCCTGGTAGCGCGCAGGAGTTCATCCCTATCTGCTCGAAAATAATTAACACAAGGTTCTAGACTCTTGCGAGTATAATAGAACGCCGTTAATTAGACGGCTGCTAACTATAAGACAACTATAACGTGTTGCCGTATACGTGTAGACTCTACAAACGATTCCCAATGTCTAGAAGCAAGGGGACAAGTCTCCGGGATGGACTGCAACCACCCTTTCACTGGTTAAGAGCCAGCGTCTTAGCGTCATAGATGACGGAGAAATAATATTGCTTTGTTTACTATAAACAAAGAAACACGCCTGACCATATCATTATTAATCGCACTCAGGTGATTCGTCAGTAGAGCAGTCCAGCAGTCCTGTTACTGGTTTGTGGCTACGAGTTTATTACATCCGGTTCGTTACGTGGATTTTTATTAGTAATAAGTAGGACGTTTTCCCCTCACGGCACACCGCCTATTATCTATACAAATATAGATAATCACGTCCTAAAAGCTGATGGCTACTAACTCTCCGCAGAGAAGTTTTCACAAAAACTGGTCCTCGTAGACTTCTGGTGGGACTCACACCGCGTTTTTGACCGATTCTACTTCTAGTCGCTTCCTTTTCACTTACTTTGGTAACGACATAGCCACGCGCTTTTGACGGCGGGTAAGAGGCTAAAATATTAATGCTAGCAGTAGTTAACTAGCCTTAGATTATTGTGGCATCTACTACTAGGGGTCTTTAATATCAGGATGAACTTGTTGCATTATCCGAGCAAGTTTGTAGCTGAACTCATCCTATAATTCATTATATAGTATTTTTTAGCAGCGTGCAATAGTAGAGTGAAACTGGATGATACTGAAGCTTTCTAAAATTTATTGGTTAGAAATTTTCATTAGTTTGCGGAAATCATCCATTACTAATCAAGTATACACTATACTTAAGCACTAGGCAAGAACAATATCACTGTCTTACTACCTGCCCGCGGGCTAGAATTCTGACAGTGAAGCGACCTACTGACGATCTTAATTGACAAAAGCAGTTATCTGCTAGTAGGTTCCAGGTTTGTCGCTTACTACTACGAACCTTTCTTCGTATATTTATAATATAACTGATTCGCAACTATCAAGCAAGCTTAAAGTGACATTAGATGCTTGGTACTGAGTAGAGGATTCGAACCTCATCTGCCGCAGTCACAATGCGGAGTGCAACCATTACACTTTACTCAGCATTAACTACGTTATACATTCCTGTAGAAAAGTTTACTATAGATTCGCCAAAAGCTGAGATAGCAAAAAGCAAAAATCCCATAGTAATTAGCGAGTAAACAATCCACCGCTTGTTGAAAGGATTAGCTGATATAGCTAACGCAAAAATTTCATTACTTAGTAGACGTATAGCAATTTCAAATTTACCACTATCTTCCTCTTCTACCGCTAAGACTTTTGTTGGTCTTGGCATAATTGGTTTAGGTGTTATTGTTTTAACAGGTGTTACTGTAGAAGAGGTAGGTGCAGTATTTTGCGTAGGAGTTGTATTCATAAAGAATCCAATCTGGTGCTCTTAGTAGGGATCGAACCCACAACCCTCGCGTTCGAAGCGCGATGCTCTAATCCGTTGAGCTATAAGAGCTAATTTTATATATGATACAACTAAACTGACAACATGTCAAGTCTAATTTTAAAATGGCGCCCCCTAGATGAGTCGAACATCTGTAAGCTGGCTTCGTAGACCTGCCACCGGTTCCGCCGGAGAGGGCATTATTGGTACTCCTGAAAGGAATCGAGCCTTTGTCTCTGCCATGTCACAGCAGCGCTCTGACCATTGAGCTACAGGAGTGTGATGAAGCCCTAGTTAAAGGGCTTCAGTTACTAGTTTAACGCCATCAAACGTCTTGGTAGCAGTTTCGCTTTCAGTGTTAACTGCTACTACACGAGCAATAGACATTGAGTCGTTTAGAAGCAAGATATTACCTACTTCTACTTGACCCTCACGGCCACGGTAGGAGTAACGGTTCTGACGATTAGTACCGCCAGTTAGGAACTCTACATCAAACGTGTATGGCATTACGCGCTTTAGTTCGCTTTCAGCGAAAGCTTCAAAGTTGCCGTTGTCTTGCATCTTTAGTACATACTTACCATCGCTGTCGATAGCAAGACCCGTACCAAAACGATTGCCTTCTAGGGTTTTAAATAGCTTGTCTTTCATGTCAAAATCTTTCATGTTTTTATCTTCATAAGGTACGTCGTATTCATATGGCACATAGTCTGAGGCACTACGAAAACCGTTTTGTTTTCTACTTGAGAGATACTCACAGCGTAGACAATGCCCTCTGACTTCTAGCACTTTTTGTGGTGCTTCTCCGCCCACAAGCCGCACTATGTCACCTACTTTAAATTTACTGTATTGTGGTGATGTAGCAGACGACTTGTACTTAGGTAGATCGTAATCATAATAGCCGCTTCTTACTGCATCTATAAAACGTATTTCAGGTTCCATTATATACCTATATGGTTGGTGCTGCTTGAGGGACTTGAACCCCCGACCAACTGATTACTAATCAGTTGCTCTACCGTCTGAGCTAAAGCAGCGTTATTTTTCGTGCCAAGTACCGATTATACTAAGAGCGTTTCGCATATGTTTAATCAGTAATCCGTTCTCAGCGTCTGTTCTAACTAATCTACGTTTTCCTAATACTTTCTCAAAATCATAATCATTATCATCGAAAAGTATATAGTCTAAGTGATTGGGAGCATACAACTCAAGATATTCTTTTACTTCGTGAGCTCGAGTCATGCCTCGCTCATAAAATTTGCTATCATTATTAGGATTCGTTTTCCATAATCTAGCAAACTCGCCACGAAAACCAGCTGCTCGAAAAGTAGCTATTACCCACTGATACTGATTTGCACTGTCGCAGGTCAGATACTCTTTCCAAGTAGACATCAGAACAAATTCTACACGATCTCTAGTATCATGAATTTTATTCATAAAGGAGATTGCTACAGGATCAAACACGTTCCACATGTCAAGTGGATTACCGCTAGATAGCTGCACTCTTGTAGAAGTAAATACTCCATCAACATCTAAAAATACTAAGTATTTTGCTTCAAGTTTTTTAGTCATTTTACTTCTCGATAAAATTGGTACACCGTACGGGTTATGATCCCGTCTCTCTATCTTGAAAGGATAGCGATCTCACCAGAAATCCAACGGTGCGTATGTGGTGCTCTAAGTAAGACTCGAACTTACAACCCTCGCTTTACGAAAGCGCAGCACTACCTTTGTGCGATTAGAGCGTTATTGGTGGGAAGCAGTGGAATCGAACCACGCCCGATTAAAGAACGGTTTTACAGACCGCATACTACACCAGTAGCTGATACTTCCCATATATTGGTTGTCCAGGAAGGTAACGATCCTTCGTCTACGAGTTATCAGCTCGTTGCTCTACCTTTGAGCTACAGGACAGAAATTCAGGGACATGATTGCTTTAAAATGCCGAAGTCCAGCGGCATTGCTCTTTTACAAAAGAGCGTAAACTGGTGCCGAAGGAGAGGGTCGAACTCTCTACGCAAGGTTTTTCAGACCTTCGCTCTACCTACCATGAGCTACAACGGCGTTATTCTTTAGGCTCTACTAGCAAGCGCAGACTAGCGATTTAACGGATTAGTGGCGCTCTTATCCGTACCATGCATTTGGCTCTACCTTCGTATTCAGGCGACTTAGCTGCATTTCAAGTAGCAGTACCGAGTATTGGCTCCCTCTGCTGGACTCGAACCAGCCTCATTCTCGGTTAACAGCCGAGCACCATCACCTGGATAGCTTAGAGGGAATGATAGTTTGGTGGACCTTATCGGAGTCGAACCGATAACACACTTGAGTTACAAATGCCTGTTAGCCATTTACACAGTCAAGGCCCGTATAGTGGTGTGCCAGGTGAGACTCGAACTCACGTTGTCGCGGGTTAAGAGGCCGCCGCTAAAACCACCTCAGCTACTGGCGCATTATTTTGAAGTGCATAGTATAAACACCAGTAAGGCTCTAGAACTACTGGTTCTCACTGCTAGCGTATCTTGGTGTCGGGTGGCCAAACCCAGTACCGTCGAGAGCTGATTTAAGGACGTTCGACCCTTCTGTCTGGAAGAAACTGACCACAGCTACTATACACGTCAAAATAATGGTGAACCGAGAGGGGATCGAACCCACGTATGACAGAGATTAAAAGTCTCCCGCTAAACCAACTCAGCTATCGGTCCATTAAGAGTACTCAGAAAAACTAGTAGCTTATCAGAGTACTCTCGCTTTAAAGACGCTTTTGCGTCACGACGCTCAGTTTTATAAGGCTTAACATGAGCGCCAGTTTTGCGTTTAACCAGATGCTGTACAAACGGGTTACGCGGTTTTGGAAGTTTCTGCTTCTTCATAATAAGGCTCTTCTTTCCAATTCATAGATTTTAATAATTTTGCAGCATTGGTTCTGCGCTTAATCTCACGTCTAGGGTAAAAAAAGTCAGGTAATGTGCCTTGTACTTGTACGATTTTGTAACTATGGTAGCAGTTAGGCTTAAACTTAGAATACCAGTCAAGCAACTCTTGCTTAACTTCGCTAGAAAGTAGCTGATACCACCACTCACGCTGTTCATACGGGATTTCTTCGCAATGATCTGAGTGTTTTTGAATCGCGTATAAGTAAAACATTTGTTTCCTGTTTTTCTTTATATTATTAATATACGCGATTCTACACTACTAAGCAAGCTGTAAGTTAAAGTCGTTGCACAAAGCAGTCAAGTCTTTTTTATGATACAAATTGTAGATTTTTATACCATGATCGTGTGCAATCCGCATAGCCTGTGCTGTACCTCCGCTCATCTTACCGTCGCTAGTCCAGCATACTAAGAAAGAAGAAGGATTACTCAGGTTATCTCCAAGCACTTGGTATGAATTACGTGACATTAGTTGTAAACCAGCCCTGCTAAGCCGTTCTGGAGCAGGATGATAGTCATAAACCATTTCTTTATTCATAGGCGGTATAATATACGTATAGTTATCCGCATATTTATCGTTAAACCCGCTCCACGGAAGATAGATTCGACGATACTTAGCCCCGGCTTCAAAAGCGCTATCGGCACCCTCTGCACCACCTGAACGCAAGATCCAATTGTCATTAGAAAGTGCAGTTGCTATAGCAGTCATTAAAGTTTGAATGTCTAGTGGAGTCTCACGACTTCCGATACCAGTATAGTATTTCATAGCTGATATACTACCGCCTGGACTGTTTTCAGCTCGCTCTCTATAATTGCAGAGATTACAGACCAATCACCGCCACCAAGTGCGGCACCAATTGTTGGCATAGCAATAGTTGAACCACTATACACTTTATTTAATGAATGCATAATTTCTGCAACAGCGTCATAGCTTACGTAACGAACAGGATTTGGTCCTAGTTGTTCTGCAGCCTTGCCATATTCTTGTTGAGTAACAGCATTGATTATAGTCTTACTACCTACATTAACAGGTAGATACTGTCCTAACCTAAACCCTTTGGCACACCATAAATGATACTCTTCAAAAGCGCTAGGATAAAGTGCTTTGACTATTTTTGCTACACCTGACCCCATTACACCTTTAGAGTTACACCCGTGAAGAATCACAGGTATTTCAGTACTGAATAAATCACCTTTGCGATACTCAATTCTCACAGAGTTACTCCGTACTTACGACATAGTTCACGTATTTTAGCATAGTCTTGTTTATGCTCAATAATATAACTTTGTTGTAACATAAATAGTAAATCAGCAAGGATTTCTTCTTTTGTATGGACTTTAGTATTCATCACGTTTCCAAAAGTTAATGTAGTAGTAACCTATCATAATAAAGAAACCGCCTTCTCCATATATCTCTTCGTTTAGCCAGCCAACACCTATCTGAAATGTGTCGCCTCTATCTATAAAGAAAAGATTACCCATGTGCTAGCAACTCCATATGCTTACGAATATAACGCATGAACAGCATAGCTTTATCCGAAGCTAAGAAAGTAGCTGTGCCTATATCCGATACCGGTACAGGAAAACTAAAACCATCTTCAGTCTTATACCAAAGACTACCATCAAAGTAGTGAGTAAACGTTACATTTCCACGAACGCGGTCTTTTAAAGTAATCATTATTTTACCTAAAGGTTGGTAGTGCCGGTGGGAGTTGAACCCACCCTACAGGCTTATGAGACCCGCGTCCGAACCACTCGGCGTCACCATTATTTTTTTCGCTTAAGTGCTGATACTTCTTTTTTAGCAGCAATTAAAGCATCTTTATATTCTCTATTTTGTTTAGTCAGATAAGCTATAACATGAGCTGCTAGATGTATATGATTATCTGGAGGCTCGTACGAAGCATTAAAGGCTGCATTTTTTAACTGATTACGCCAGCTATCGCCCTGATCCTCTCCAAACAGTAATTTGGCTTGCTCTTCTACTAAAGTCCATTTAGTAGAATACATGAATGGGCCACGACGCTCGCCTTTTTCTACAACGTATTTAGGTTGCCATTCTGGATGATATTTTTCCATTATGCTATCGTATAATTGGAGGTCGTGGGGAGAATCGAACTCCTACGCGTAGTTTTGCAGACCAGCGATGCACCCAGGCAAATCCACGACCATATAATAAAAAACCCCTCACAGATATTATCTGGAGGGGCTACACAACTGTAAATAACGCACGTGCGTTAACAGCCAGTACCGCCTCCGGTATTGGTATAATTTTTCTCACAAATGTTGCGAAATTCGACGTGCATAATTAGTCCTTTTTTATCTATAAAATAACTATAACTGAAAAAACAGCAGGTAGCAACTATAATTTTAAATTATATGGCAGAAGGCAGGGTACTCGAAACCCATACGGTTTCCCGTACACAACGCTTTCCAGGCGTGTCCGGCGCGCCTGTCCGGTTTACCTTCTATAATCTGGCGGAGTAGTCCGAGCACGATTCGGATGGCATTTCTGTCACGCATTGCTTAGCAGGCAAGCCCAGCAACCTTACTGGCTATCTACTCCATTATTCATTTCTTTTAGATGTTGTTTAGCGATTATATCGTCTCTCAAATCAAGACACGTACAACAGTAACAACGCATAACTTTAGTTTTTTTGCCGCGCATGTTAATATTAGCAGCGGCAGGATGGTGTGGGCCAGCTTTCTTTTTTCCAACCCAACGATGTTTCAAATTACGACCTTGACCAAAAACTGGTGATTTAGCCATATTATCCTTGATATTTTGTTGCTAAACCTAGCGATAGCATTTCAACATTGATATTAGTATCATCAATATATATGTCTGCTAGATAGCGACCATACTTTTCTTTTTTATCTTTATAAGTTTTGATAACGATAGAAGTACCTACAGGTAGCTTTTCTCGTAACCAATCTCTTGATTTAATGCCTTCGGGTCTTTCTACTCCAGAAATCTCAGGAGCATCAATACCTGCTAGTCTTAAAGACTGATTATGAATCCAAGTATCAAAACCTAAATCAATCGAGGCTCTAATAGTGTCGCCATCGTAAATAGAGGATACGATTGCTCGATAGGTGTAAGAAGGCTTATTCATTTATTATCCTTTGAAATGTACGCTATAACATCATCTAGTATCTTAGATGGAATATTTGCAGTTATTAAAGTAGCTTTTAAAAAAAGCAAACGTCTAACTAATTCTTGTTTAGCGTATCTTTCCATACCTGCTCCTGGTACCCAAGACAGGAGTCGAACCTGCACCGATATTATCGCACAGAGTTTGAGTCTGCTATGTCTGCCAATTCCATCACTTGGGCGTCAATAACTCTTAATTCTTGTATAGTTCTTTGACTAAAATGCCGTCTAGGGTTTCCGCAGCTAGGACAAGAGCAGATAGCAGGGCTATGTGCTCTTAAACCTATTCTAGCAGGGTTTATACCGTCAAACCAATAGTTTTTAAAGGTTTTGGATACCCATTGTTTTTTCTTTTTTTCTTGGAACCTACGAAAAGCTAAACCTCTCATTAGAACTCCTAACCAGAATGTTTGGGGAAAAGCAGATTATAAGTCTGCTGGCACCTTGCCATACTCCCCATCAAAGATACACTGATTCGGGGACAATGCTAATTCGCAAACGAACATTGCCTTTATCCGTGGATACATATCTGTCGTGTTTCATACAGTCCATATCACAGTGTAGCTGTGGTGGGGAGTATCGGAATCGAACCGATGAATTTTCTTGTTTGCTGTAAACATTCTAAAACTTGGTAGGGGCGGCGGGACTCGAACCCACACTCCGAAGAACTAGTTCCTAAGACTAGCGCGGCTACCAATTACGCCACGCCCCCATAAATTAAAACTGACCTTCAACTCCGGCAAAGGCTGCTAAAGAGTCGCCATCTAGTGACTTAGAAATCTTTACATAAAGACCTAGATTATCTTGAATGCCATAATGAATACCTACCGCGATAGCTTCGCCTGACGAACCACCGCTAGTAATGCCACCAATACCTGCACTCCAAGACCATACACCTGCGCCGCCTTGACGCATTTCTAGACCACCTAAGCCAGCTACTGCTGCCATATCAGACTGATACTGACCATAATCAACATCTTTACCGTCAACACCATCTTTACCGTCAACACCATCTTTGCCGTCAACTCCGTCACGACCGTCTTTGCCGTCAACGCCATTTAGACCATCTTTGCCATCAACACCGTCACGACCGTTTTTACCGTCAACTCCGTTTAAGCCATCTTTACCATCGCGTCCAGGCAACCCTTGTGGACCAGCAGGACCAATAGGGCCTTGAGGACCAGTGGCCCCTTTAAGGTCTAGATATACTTTTTTATTACCGTCTTTGAAGTAAAACTGCTTTACAGACTCATCATAAAAAACTGGTTCTGCGCTACCCGCCATAGCGGCGCCTACAGACACAGTTAATAGTAAGGCAGAAGAAAGTAGAAGATTTTTCATTTTATTCCTATTTTTAAAGTTAAGCCCCCACCACAGAAGCTACTTTGGTTGGGAAGGCACGGCTCGAACGTGCGACCTGCTGATTCAAAGTCAGTTATTCTACCACTGAACTACTTCCCAACATTATTTCGTTTTATCACATTATCATCTTTGTCATAAAGTGTTACGACTGAAGGTATAATATTTCTAGCTTTTAGCTTACAAGCATACCATATATTTGCTTCCTCCAAGGTATCTACCTCTACAGAAGCCCACTCGCCTGTTGACGGGAATATATGGTGTACTTTAAACATGTTATATCCTCTATATATTTAATATTACCACATAGTGTAGGATATAGCAAGACTTATTTCGATGAGGCCGGTGCGGTATCTGACAAAGCAGTAACGCTACTTTGTTTTCCCATGCTCCGTTTGCAGTAACCTGCTGTACTAACTAGCTATCTTAGTACACTTTCCTTGCCTCAAACTTGGTGGACATTTGGAGATTTTCACTCCGCTGACTAGCATCTTTATTATTGTCGCATACTATACAATTTATAGCGCTGCCAGTCTTTACTATATGCTGAATGCCCGTATTCATTCATGTAGCTGCGTCTTACCGTAGTGTACCGGCCTAAAAGGTGAGCATTACAAGGCATGCTTCCGCAGGCGCTACTGTCCTTGTATTTTGGTAGTCGGAGAGGGACTCGAACCCCCGACAGCTTGCGTGTAAAGCAAGAGTTCTACCGCTGAACTATCCGACTATATTATTGTTTATATTTATCTACTAAGCTATAGTATAATTCAAAATCTTCTTTATAAGCTTTGTAGACGTCTTGTTTAAGCTGTTCATCATAGAACACGTCAACTAATCTTGAAGTATCACCTGGGAATTTGTTAATAACTCTTAGCGGAGATTTAACTTCAATACCATTGTCTTTACAAAAATCTAACAAATGGTTTTCTAAATTGTCGTGTAGCCAATAGGTATGGTGTAAATCTTTACTTATGAAGGAGCATTGTGGCTGTGCTTGTTGAGGCTTATCTTGAAAAACACCGTTTACTATGAGTGACTTAAAATGCTTTGGAGTCGGTAGTTTAACAGAATAAAACCCGTCTCTTACTTTGTGTAAGTACAAACTTAGCTGCCTATGTAACGGATTACGAATAACACCTATAAAATGAGCATTACTAGGTACTATCCCGTGCTCTATAACATAAGTGCTGTCTACATTAGCATGAGGCAGTTTTGGAGAATTTTTATTGTAGATCTTAACGTATTCACTACCAGTCCAAGTAAATATTTTACTTAGCACATCTTCCTCGTGGCACACATTTTCATAAAGAAAATGCGTTGCTGCACAGGAGGCAGTTTTTGGTATTTTAATAAAACAAGTGTTAAGTCTTTTAATATAAATCAAACTACTTACTTTCTATAACGTCACTATTTACACAATACTGACGTTTTATTATACGCAATAAATTGGCAGGGGTGTAGAGAATCGAACTCTACTCTCAAGCTTTTGGAGGGCCGCGTATATCCCAGTTTACCTCACCCCTATAACAGGTTCATTTATAATGACAGCCGCGTCTACCATTCCGCCATACCTCCCATAAGCGAGGCAGTAGGACTCGAACCTACACGTTTTTCAACAGCCGTTTTTTCATATATCTATGCTGTATTGAACCTAATAATGGCGACTCTACGGGGACTCGAACCCCGTTCACCTGGTAGACAGCCAAGTGTAATAACCCATATACGATAGAGCCATAAAAACGGATTGCTGTTACGCCAAAAAACCCTGACCCGGCATATCGTCGTTTCAAAATGCCGGTTGTTTTTTTGAAATTATCTCAAACTCGGTTTACTTTTTAAAGGATGGCTGCTTTTAAGCCGACCTACCGTTTATATATTTTGGTGGACCTTAGGAGGATCGAACTCCTGACCTCCTGAATGCAAATCAGGCGCTCTCCCAGCTGAGCTAAAAGCCCGTATAGTTGGCTTTCCGGGTCTACATACGTTAAACCTATTACCCACTCAGGTTCGCGAAAACTCTGATAATGTGGCGGAAACTTGGCGGAGAGCGGGTATACTCGAAATCCAAGCGGCTACTAACCGCTCCCACCGCTTTCAAGGCGGGTCTAGCACCCTGGCTAGTTCACTCTCCGTATTGGTGCCTGCTTGACGTCTATGGCGCTATCCATAAAATCTAAATGCTCAGCAGTTAGCCACTATAACTTCTCTAGCTTAATCTTGCCGAAGCTCATCTAGTCTTTCATTATAGTCTTTTTGTCGTCCGAAACTGGAGCCGATGGTAGGAATTGAACCTACAGATGCATCTGCGTACCCGCTACGCTACATCGGCATAACTCTTGGTGGAAGCGAAGGGAATCGAACCCTCTGACAGCAATCTTGCAAGGATCACCCGTAACCCCATTACCGCCCCCGCTATTGGTCGTATGGCAATGACGGTAATGAGCCGTCCACGCGCGTTTTCTGGCCGCCATACTAAGCTTCCCTCTTCGTCTAACATTATTACAACATTCAAAGTGACATAGCCGAGGATCAATCGACCATGTAATAATGTATGTTGACTAAAGTTCCACTGTTCTTATTTTTGGTTGCGGTGGGAAGGACTCGAACCTTCGATCTTCTGGTTATGAGCCAGACGAGATGCCGCTTCTCTACCCCGCAATAATTAAACTGTATAATTGAAGAAACACAAGGGGTTAGCTAGACCACAACGAGGCTACTGTTTGCAACCAGTAGTTGCTCCTAACTTTCAAGACAAGGAATCGAACCAAGACCTCCCGCAGTGGGCGCGCTACCGTTACACCATCTTTACTTATCTGTTTCTTCAGTAATAAAGTCTAAGTATTATAATGTCAGTACCCCCGGAGTACTCGGCTGTAGGTTAGTTACTCCCACAATATCCTAACTACCACAGTTAGGCCACCGAATGCTACCCACACAAAGGGGCTAAGTTGCTGTACGAAGTTCTACTGCTAAAAATAGCAAGCGTTCTTCTATAGTCTTAGAGGAATCTATGCTCAACTCCAGACCTAACACTTTTTCATAATAGGTTATAAACGCTTGCTCAAGTTGCTCTAAAGCTTTACGTTCTTTTACTAGAAGTGCCATGTAACACCTATAAAATTTTAAAGTTAGTACTGCTTAGTTCGTCTAATTAGCTAAAAAAGACTTATAAGTGATTAGTCGCGGTGTCTTGTTCACCCGACGATTGACAGAAAGCACAAATCAACAAGACTTCTAGCTTTTGCCATCCGCTCCAGATTGAGGCTCAGAGCGTCTTATTCCCAATACTAACATTAAAATCTTATACTAGTAATATATACTGTGTTTTACCATAAGGCAAGAATTAATTTGCATCGCCTGAGACTACAGCTTTGCAAGAGAGCCTTCACAGTGTACCGCGTTCCTTGCGAGAAGCGTTGCTGCGTAATCCACTGAAGCCTATGTCCTTGCGGGACAGTCAACGGTCATTCAGTATCTCTCAGTGCTGCTTTTTATAAGGTGTAGCTTTTCACCTATCATACGTTGATACTCATCCGTCTATCCTTCGTCTGCCTTGCGAGCAGTTCACAGTCGCTAAACCGTTACGCTATCTTTCTGAATGAACAACTCAACCTTGCGGGCATCGTTGCACTGACTTCCTTGCGGGCCAGTATTAAGCACCTTTCTCAACGTACTGGAGTAGACTTTCGCTTTTTCTATGTATAAAATTGCATTTATCCAAAATAAATTGGGCTTTGAACCCTGCGATAACCTACTGAGATGTGCTACTCCCGCTGCTTCATGCCTTGTTAGACACAAAATACAACACACCTCCTGTCTTTCACCTTGCGAGCTACTCAACGGCTTTTCAAGTATCTAGGTATTACCCTTTCAACTCTAAAGCTGATAATTTGCCTTTCTGCGCAAACAGTCAGACTATTATCTACCCATTGGTATTACATGTTCGTTAGTTTGGCTGAAAATCGTGAGGGCGCCAACCCCCTTATTGCTCACCGACCGGCTCTGCAACTATCTTTTCAGACGATCTTCCTAACTTAGCACTTACTGCCCAACTTATTGTTAGACAGAGACTACTTACGCATCTGCGAGTAATCTTAACCTGGGCTTGCATAGATGAACCATTGCTGGCGCGAGTATGTAGGGTTTCTCGCTTTGGGTGTATCACTACACTTATTCTATGACGCTATGCCGCCAATCTTTATAATATCATATTAAAGTAAAAAACAGTAACAGGCAAGAACAATTTTAAGTTATTGATCTAAGTTCTTCTGTTACTTTTTGAATCCTAGCCGCTAGTGTATCACTAGTGTTTGGATTAAACGTCTCGCCATATACGACTAGCATAAATGCTTCCATAGCAGATTCTAAGTCTTTTACAGCATCAAGCTCTTCTTGCATTATTTTGACCCTGGACCATCAGACAGATACAGAATACCAACAATCAATAGAACTACGAAAAACAACCACATAGCGATTTCCTATATTGGAGCGGAGAAAGGGGATCGAACCCTCGACCTACTGCTTGGCAAGCAGTTGCTCTACCACTGAGCTACCTCCGCAATTTCTAGATTATTAGTTTAACTTAACTAAGCATACCCAGCAAGTTGCAAATTCAAAACAAAATTTTCAACTAGGAGTTTTGTGGCAGCTATTACTGCTACTAACTCTGGATTATCTGAGTTATTAAGTATACTACAGATATTTTCAGCAATGAGCAAGTACGCATCTTCTTCGCGAATGGGCAATAGCCCCCAGTCAATCGGATCAGATAACTCGAACTCTTGCGCTAGTTCTGCAATAATTTCAGGATTATACAAATGTTCCCCTTGTCCTTGCTGCTTGGGCAACCCGCTCTACGAGCGTTTTTGCAGGAACTGCGCCACGCCATACTGCACGAGGAGCTTTATTCTGCTTACACCAAATAGCAAACATACGACCACGAGTATACTTTACAGCACAATTTCGGTCTGCAATATCGTAGTCGTACGGCAGATTTTTCATTACACTTTCGTACCCTAGCTTGAAGTAAGGGTGCTTAGTATTAAGCATAGCAAAAGTTTCTATAGAAACTTCGCGATGAACTAAGTTTCGCATTTGCTGTTCCTTTTCTGTTATAATTAAATATAAATCAAAAATAAGGAATAAGCAAGGCTAAATTAGCGTCCGTAGAACTCTGTAGGTCCAGCTTTTTTAGAATCGAACAGATACCAACAGCAGTTGTCTTTGCCTGTACCAACACTGTCTTCTATCCACTTAACTCTACCAATAGATACTATCTTGACGAGCCTATTTTTTACTAATTCGCTAGACTGCACTGTGTGTATCCAGTCGGCGTCAAATAATAACCAAGTTGGTCTTAAATCAGAAAATGTTTTAATAAGTTCGTGTAGTAAAAAACCACTAGCTTTAGTACGTATCCAAGGAGGGTTAGTAATAATTAAATCACACCCAGATACATGAGTTTCATCTAAATCAAGAGCTTCTAGTACAGATATACTAGTATCACGCGGCTCAATATCAGATGCCCATAAACATTCAGAAAAAGTATGTAGGTCTTGTATGTGGTCTATAAGACGACCGTCTCCTGCACAAGGTTCGGCAAAAGTGAAAGTCTTAGGTAAATGAGGTATTAAGGCTTGTACAGCCGCCAACGGAGTTGGGTAATAATCCCTATCTACTCTTTTAAAGTCACTTCTTTTGCCCAATAGCTATCTCCCTCAGTGCTATGGAAGCACTAACGGCAGCATCAAGTTCTTCACGAGTTGAACTAAGTAAAACGCAGCTAAAAAGTTCCTCAATGGTTAAACCAGAGAAACAAGCGTTGCCCACGGTACTGCCAAAATAATTATAATCAGTAATTTCGATTTTCATATAAAAATACGCCTAAGTAATTACACCAAAGCGGATTCCCACCGCCTTCTATTCACCTAAGTAGACCCTCTTGTTTATGAGACAAGCGTGCTTTGTGTGTGGGAGCACAGCAGGTGAAACTTATTGTCCTATAATAAAGTCTCCCAACTTTACTATAGTAAGGCGTATTTATATATAAAAACCATGTAAAAATACCTACCCATTACCCGTTGACGAGACGGCATATGTCTGGTTTATTTATCTTCGTCCAGAACGACCAGGCGTCAAATAGGTATTTATATCTGGTGCTGGCGGTGAGACTCGAACTCACGGTGTGGTATGCCGCCTTACAAGAGCGGTGCAATCGCCGCTATGCGACGCCAGCATGGTGAGACGCTAACCGTGGCGTCTCGCGAGTTTATTACGTAACTACCCGCTATGTTTGCAGTAGCAGCGCCCGCTTAGCACTAAGGGTCGTAGGCCACCATTACGTGTCCTGCAAATAAGCTCCCTGCCAAGCTTACCGTCCGCAGAAAGCGTGTCATTATGCAGGATATACACACTTCAATGCTCTTTACGCCATAGACAGTATCCTCACGGCTTTGATACCATGCCTACTATTACCCGAGGTCTCACCCCTAAAATCCGTAGCAAACTAGTACTACGCGAGAGAAGCTGTTGAACACTAAGTAGGTATTTTTGGAGCGGACGATGGGGATCGAACCCACGACGAACAGCTTGGAAGGCTGACACTCTACCACTGAGCTACATCCGCGTTTATACGTGATACATCTAAAGGACTTTTACCCCTGTATACCTAGAGAGAAGTTGTATCATTCCTCTAACAGTCTTATCAAAAGGGAGCGACCCTAATGAGGATTTAAACATACTATTATGACCACTATTTTGGCGCTAGACTGCGCATGGGTTAGTATGTTAAATATTAAATTAGCATAGTTCTCACATTATTGAACTATAGGCTATTAGTATCGTGACTTATCTGGATAACCAGCAGTAACTAATTAGCTATATCCTTCCACCCGAAGATTGAAGGGCGATTGGCGTCATATCATATACTATCCACAATTTATAAACTGGATGGTCTGTGGACCTCTATGATACTATCCAACCAATGCTTGATAAAGTATTTTACAATACAATCTTGGTTGCAGTATCCATCCAAAAAACTTAAGCAGATGCCCAGGCTTTAATTGCTTCAGAAATTTTAGCAAGCTCTGGATTATCTACGAGACCACCTTTTGTTCTATCGTAAATCTTTAAAGGTAGTTTACAAGTACCGTACTTAGCTACCATAGCTACAACACGAGGCAGAACATACACATAAAAAGTATATTCATTCTCTGGTTTACGCTTGTGCTCTACACTAGCATAACTCTTACCTGCTAGATAAGCGCGAGCTAGAAATGTAGCACGGTTTTCGTTGCGAACATCCCAGCGACGGTGACGGTTTAAGCTAGTATATTGGTTAAACGGAGTAAAGTTATGAAGCTTTACTTCTTCGTTGTTTCCAGCAGCTTTATGATCGGTAATATACCAACGTACTTGTTTTTTTAGTTTACGCTCTTCAAATCTAATAATTTGCGCTTCAACGCCTAAATGCTTAGATTTAATTTTTAGTTCGATAGACATTAATTTCTCCTTGATTATGTTAATATAAAGTATAGTTAAGCATTAATCAAGGTTAAGGTGGTTTTTTAATCTACATCTGGTATTCCTTATTTAGCAGCACTCGTCCCAGTACTCCCAATTTTCATATACAGCAATAACTTTTTGCTGCTGTCTTATTATTTTTAGTACATCAGCCTTATTATATAACTGATTTACAAGTCCATCAGATGTTAAAGCATATAAAACAGGCTCTTTGCCTTCGTCTCTGAGACGTGCTAAAACACTTTGATAGTTAGATTCTGTAACGACTATCCAAGGAACCTCTCTAAGAGCTAAATCATCTACTCTAGGTACTATAGGTCTCTGATACTTTATAGGTACAGAATCTATAGGAGGATTTGACTCAGGAGGCTTAGAGCAAGCACTAACGGTTAAGATCGTCAAAAATCCAAGGACACATAGGATTGAGTTCTTGACCATTTTTTGCTTCTTTCTCGACTTCAGTTAGGGGCGCTCCAGATAATAGCTCAAAGCATCTATCAAAATTAGTATTAGTTGTATTAATACTAATTTCAGCAGCACTCGGAGATTCAATAGAAAGCTTATCTACTTCTGATGCCTGAAGTTCTTCTTTTAATGCTTCTGCGTCTCGTCTGATTTGTGCAAAAGCGTTTTCAGTTTCTCTGAACTCACGCTCAATAAGCCTAGCTTGATTTTGTAGAAAATCAATAGTATTTTTTTGCTCAACGAGGGCAGACTGTAGTTGTGCTTTACTTACCTCTAACTGTACTACGTCAGCACGAAGTGCTCGTATTGTACGTTGAGAATTCCATACATATAGACTGCCTGCTGCAATTGCAATCACAGCTACAGGAAGAGCAATATTTTTTGGAGTAAGTAAGCTTAAAAATGCTAACATATATTTGGCGCCTTTAACAGGAATCGAACCTGTTTCCTACTACGTTAGGGCGCAGCTGCACTACCTTAGTGCTATAAAGGCGCTATTCCTATTACTCAACGCAGTGTTCACAATAACCTTGGTTTTCCTCGCCCTCTGCCATCTCAGACAACTCAAACCACCAACCGCAGCATTCACAGTTGAAAATTTCATTATCTAAATATTGCAAAAAAGGCATGTGATCCTCAAGCTCTTCAGCATCGTGCTTATCTAAAACACGAATGATAGTATCACAAGTACCATTCAGATCATAAATAATCTGATTCCATTTATCTAAACTATACAGGCTCATTTTGATTTTCAAATCCGCTTTGAAAGTTGGTTTATTGCTGAACTGAACCTAATAAAGGTTGCAAGAGCGCTAATCTTGCTATTACTATTGACACTAATAGTGCGCTAACTAGGGATTGCCTACTGGCGTGCTAGTAGGTTTTTTGCCTAGACTATTTGGCCCGCCCTATGCATTACGCTGTCAAGCTGTAAGCATTATCTCTGCCTACGCCGACGGGCAGCGTAGTCGTTGCAGCACTTACAATTCTGTGTTGATTCACAGTTAAACATAGCTATAGTGCTTCAAAAGCTATGCTCTATTTACCGATTTGCACTACGGTAAAATATATGTCTATAGGGCTAGACAAACCCTGCTAGTATTTTAAGACTAACGACTTAGGAACCTCGACTTTTATTATACAGAGTTTGGCTTCCCAAAGCTATCGGACTTCTCTGTCACCGACTATGTAAAGAGTAGCTTGCGCTGGTCTTTACTAGCTATTATCCTCAAAAGGCGGTATATTTGGCAGGTTATCTTGGGACTCTTACCCCTGATTACGGTGTTACGACAAACCTGTAACTAACACCAGCTTTCTATTAGTAAATACTTCGGCAGCCATACCACCACATCGCTGTAATTTAATACAATTTACTAACTTCTATTGGTCAAGGTGATAGGATTCGAACCCACGACATCTTGGTCCCAAACCAAGCGCTCTACCAGACTGAGCTACACCCTGTTAATTTCTATAAAAGTAATATAACTGATTCTCAAGCAAGGAGCAAGAATAAAGTTATTTTAAAAGCGCCGATGTACACCCTCACGGCTGGTCTCCTAGCTATCTATAACTGCTACAAAGCCGCAGGTTTCACTGTGTCTAGGACGTTGGCTTTAATTTACAGAGCTTGGAACCACCACATTTCCAACATTATGCACATATTCAAAGGCCCTGTGCGTGTGCGATGAAATCGCTTAGGGTACGTTATTACAGCTACTTGACGGGTATTACTTTGCAGGTATCACCGCTTCTGTCGAGGACATGACCCCTCTGCACTTTCACTTACTAACACTCTGTAATCTGGCGAAGGTGGTAGGAATCGAACCCACTACGCGCGGTTTTGGAGACCGCCGCTCTACCATTGAGCTACACCAACGTATAAGCTATTGGCTGTCAGGATTTGCACTTAGAACCCACGGTTATGTACTCCTCAGGTTACGTTAACAGCGCCCACTAATGGCTGAGCTGTTACTCGTCTTAGGGACTTCTTGTCCTGCTTTCCTACACTTAACAGTGTACCAATATTTGGCTCCCAGGGTAGGGATCGAACCTACGACCTACTGATTAACAGTCAGCTGCACTACCGCTGTGCTACCTGGAAATTACTAATCTTAATTTGTTCATCTAGATACTTGATTAGACTATCTGATAGAGTAAAAGTATCTGTTTTTGTATAACTATCTAGTTCGTATTTTGCAAGTAAATCAATAAGTTCAGCTTTGAACCGTAGTTTGTGACGCATGCTCATCCCAGTCTTGCAGATATTGCAGTTTCTTCTCTCTAGGCCATTCAGATAGATAGCTATTATCAATATCAAAGATAGTTAAAGTATCTTCTTCAGTGTATAGAGAAATATCTGATACAACCTCGCCTAGGTGATGCTGTGTAAACTCTTTAAACTTACCGCTTTGAATAAGGGAAACTAGGCGCTCAGTGTCGATAGGCTCACTAAAACCCAGGTTATCAAATGCGCTTTGAGGGATTGCATACTTAAGTTTAAAGTGAGACAGAGTAGTAATTAGAACATAGTTATCTGACATTGATTTCTCTATTTGTAGGTTATTATGGTAGGCCCGGAGGGACTCGAACCCCCAACCTAAGCGTTATGAGCGCTCAGCTCTAACCGTTGAGCTACAGGCCCGAAACTGTTTTTGTGCTATGTTAAGTTCTTTTGGGTTTCTTGCCCCAAAAGACTGCCAAAAAACACAAGTACGGCCTTTCCAGCCTGTTTTTAAGCATATGCACTTAGCGTGAGTACATACCCCGTAATTATCTAAGTACCAGTTTTCTAGTTCAGACAATTATGGCTCTTTTCTGGTAGAAGTGCTGGGACTCGAACCCAGTCAAGAACGCTAATCTGGCGCTAAAAGGCTTATAAGGCCTCTCTGACTACCCAGTCTCACTTCCATTATTTGTTTTGTAGTTGTTTAATTCGGCTTTTAATCCAGTTAGTCACAGTTAACCATTCATGATCTTGGTACTCTTTTGTAACTACTTCAAGGTTTTTTAAAGCAATGTGTAACCCAGATAACTCTGAGTAATCAAGACTAGATTTAGCCAATTAATACCTCACCAAAATAAAAATAACTAATAGTGCTAGCAATTACTAGCTAGTTAGTTTAATTTTGGTACCCCCTGCCGGACTCGAACCGGCACTCCATAGGAACAAGATTTTAAGTCTCGCGCGGCTACCAATTTCACCAAGGGGGCTTAGTGATTAACCAATAATACGGGCTATCAAGTCTTTAGCCCACTGAGGTTGAGGGATAAAAGCCCAACCTAATACTAATCCAACTACTATACCTAAAATGAGTTCCATTTGGTATCTCCTTTATTTGGCGCCCCCGGCAGGAATCGAACCCACACCCTGGAGGTAGAAGCTCCGTACTCTATCCGTTGAGCTACGAGGGCGAACTATATAATTAACTATAGCCTAAAAACAACTAGTATGCAAGAACTTTTTTAGTTTAGCTTGCTTCTAACTGACTGTGCGACAGATAGTTATATATTTTATCTTAAAAACAATATAACTCATTGATAACTAGAATGCAAGGGCGATTTTACTTTAACCGCCCTTGCAGAGCATCAGGCGATATAACCGCGCTGACGAAGTTCACGTTGGCGTCTTTCTAAATCTTCAAGAGATACAGACTTAGCTAAATACTCTTGTACGTATTCGCTATCTGTTTTTGTTTTGAATATGTTTTTAACCCAAGAAAACATTATTTTTCTCCAAAATAAGTAGACTTATGTTGCTCCATAGCTTTATGAAGAGCCCAAGCCTGATCTACAGGTCTATATTCTAACGCACAGTAGCGAAGTAGATTTTGTTCTAACTTGGATTTACCAAGCGCCCAACGAATTTGTTTTAAAAGTTTCATCACTATTCTCCCATTGACAAACGCAATGAGACACTAATTTACTTATTACCTAAAGCTGGTTTGTCTGTGTCAATCGGTATAAGCTTCGGTAATTTTTCTTCAGGTACTTTAACGGATACGTTTACGCTTAAAATACCATCGGTAATATTAGCTCCTGTGACTTCTGTGTACTCACTTAGCCTAAAACTTTTACTAAATTTTTTATTGGAAATACCTCTGTGAACGTAGACTGTGTCGGCATAACCCGTAGTTTTTTCGCCGCTTATTGTCAGTATATTGTCTTTAAGCTCGATTTTTAGTTCATCTTTACGGAAACCAGCAACAGCTAGCTCAATTAAAGTAGTGGTATCATCTAGTTTAATCACGTTATGAGGCGGATATACTTCGCTCGGATGAGCCGAAAGCTTATCTAACTCTCTTAAAATTGGATCAAACCCAATAAATCTAGTTCTAGGAAATGTACCTGTCATTTATTTCTCCTTAACAAGCAAGAAAATAGCGTAGACCCGCAACCGGCATCTACGCTAATAATTATACATATTTTTTATAAATATGCAAGTAGTTTTTTAATAATCTTCGTCCAGATCCTCGGAATCATCTTCATCGTCAATGCCGAGTATAGATTCAATATAGTCTACAAATTCCATATAAAAACGAAAATCAGCTAGAAGTACGCACAGAGCCATAGTAATAACGGTATATGGTACTACAAAATAATAACTTATTACGTAACCGAAAAATAAAAAACGTAATTGTAGTAATATGTAACTAAAGCTTAATTCATACGGAACGGAATAATTAACCCCGCCTGTAAAATACATGAGCGCCGATTTCAACAGTTTTCTCCAAATTGTGCCAGCCAGGACTTATACTCGTAGAGTGAAAAAATAAAGCTCCTTGAGTTAAGTCCATGACTTGCTGAGTAAGTAGACCTTTAGCTAGTGCTACTGCAAGTCTTGCCTCAGTATTATTAGGTAAGTTGTCTGACTTACCATCACAATACCAGCTATACTGACATACAGGAGCAGTCTGACTTATAACCTTACAAATAGTATCTGGAAATAAGTCACTATTGCGTCTATTAATTGTTACTTGAGCTACAGCGATTTGCCCGTAAATAGGCTCTCCTCGCGCTTCAAAGTATATTACTTGGGCTAAGCAGTAAGATTCTGCTTCGAATATTTTAGTATCTTGTGTCGGCCTAATAGCCGCTAGGGAAGGGGAGTCTGACAATATCATGCTCAGAGCAATCGTCGCCATACTGTATTTCAATAATTGATAAAATTTCTTTAGTTTCATTGGATAATCTATGCCATTTCTCTAAAGGAATTGTAAATACATCATTTTTACGTAATGTAGTTTTCTCAATACCTTCATAGGCATGATTAGAATGATGTACCGTAGCAGTGCCTTCGCGAACAAACCATACTTCGGACCTTTTATGGTGCATTTGCCAAGAAAGAGATTCTTTTGGATTTACTACTAATTCCTTGATTTTAGTTGTGTTGGGTGAATACTTATGCAGAACTTTCCACAAACCCCAATCACGAATAGTAGAATCACTCTTCCAACTGTCAAGCAGCGTGGAGGAAGAATTCATCTTGTTGCTCCCTCCCAGCATATCATTTACTTCTATATTATTTTCTAAACAAAAAGTAAATTCTGGATAGTTAGCAGAGGAACGATCTCCACCGTTCCCGAAGATAAGTTTACTACGAGGATAAAGATTTTGCACATCCTTCAATAAGGCGATTGCAGTATTATCTGTATCGTCGAAACTTAAAACTGAATCAATATATTTTATTGATTCTAATACTGCTTTTCTAGAAGAAAAGCTCATAAAGGGCTTACCCTTCTTACGAGTAAGCCAGTTATCTGAATTTAAACCCACGACAACGTAATCATACATTTCATGGGCTTGTTTGAACATTGAAATATGACCTTCGTGTACTGGGTCAAAACCGCCAGACAATATAATTACAGTATTATGCAAATAAAGTCCCTATATGTTTAGCATCATCGTCAAAAACGAAGCCTTCTGGCTCTCCCAGAGATTTCCACGTAGACATTATTTTAACATGCTTGCAACCACGGCGACCAGCGGGGCAAGTGCACCCTCGTTGAGTAAACTTGTATACCGCAGTAGGAGCATCTGAGTCTTCAAACTTAGCGAGTTCATAGAATAAAGTAACCTTTCGCAAAAGATATTGTGCCATATCAGCCTCTATGTGTGTAATTAACTATAACAATAAAAAAAGCACATAGCAAGAATTTTCTTGCTAGTGCTGGAGGTTATATAGCGTAATTATGAGATAAGCATTATAGCTTATAGGAGTTAATATAGAATTTCCTTAAACTATCTTCATATTGTTGTTTTAGCGGATTTTGATCTGCTAATTTATGATTAATAAACTCTTTTCTTAGTAGAGTGTAGTATTTTTTAAATATAGGGCCGTGAGGCTTACATCTAGTATTTAGCTTCTTATACTCAAAAAACTGAACAGCATGTGCTACTTCATGAGCAATAATAGCTTCGAGTTTTATTAAATAGTCTTTAGCATAGAAACCGCCAATTATACTATTACTATCGTAAGAAGGGTATTCGTAAAATCTATATACATCAACAGGATTATGGTATATCAAAGCAGCACTAGACATCGCAATATTAATACCTGGGCCGTTTTTATATACACCACCTCTTGAAGATCGTCTAGCATTACTCCAATCTGTTTTCAAGAAACACGTAAAGTCGCTATAAATATTACTTTGAACAAACCGTTCAAGTAATAAAGTAAAACGTAGCGCATGTGCATTTGCTTGTATTTGTTTTTCGTTTAGCATCGTCTTTTTCCAGTAGCTGGGTCAGAAGCATCTTCTTTAGATAATACTACATAATTACCTTTATTGTAGGCCTGTCCTACAACTAAAGAATCAGAGCCGGAATAAGCGTTTGATTTTTTAACATACCCGTTACCGATACTATTTGAAAGAGGCGGTTGCTTAGTCAGGCCTTCGCGTAAATTTGGAAGTTTATATGGACTTGTTTTGACAGGTTTACCTTTAACACCCATTTTCTTTAACCATTCTTCGTGCTGTTCTAATAACTTTTTCTTGTTCATGTCTTTAAGAATACATAGTTTAGTAGTGGATCAGTAAATCTGCCTTCAATATCTGGAGAAAACAGAGCTATAGCAATATTTCTAGCGCGTGTTACCTTTGATAAGTCAGTGTCACAGAATAGTGCTAAGCGCTTACCTAGTACTGGACTACCTATAGGTTCTATTCCAGAACTATCTAACTGAAAATAAACTAAGTCTGAAAATAAGTAGTTTGCTAGTGCTACATTTATAGAGAATTTAGCATCATGTTGACCGAATAAGGCAGCTATATAAAATTCTGTTGGTAATGTATTATTATATGTCCACTTATTAGCATTGTACAACACATGAATGGCTTCAAGCAGTTCAGTATCACCAATACGATCTAAATCGCCAAATCTTAAATGTACCTCAATTATAACACCGTCTATGACTTCAAAATTCATACAACCGCTATAACGTGGAGTGTATTTTGTAATCCATTCTTGTAGATAGTGAATAGTAGAAAGATTACTCTTTGTAAGATACCAGTAGTCAAACAAACCAAGTTGTAGTTTTTCGCCTACAAAAGTAATATCTAATTTTATTTCGCCGTTTAAAACAATAACATCAATAGAATAATGGGTTCCAAGGTGGAATCTTGACCAAAAATAACCGGCTAAGTGCATGATTTTAGAGTATTGCTCTTTGTTATGACAAACAGTCGCACCTACGCCTCCGCCAGCTAAGTTAGTTATAGGCTTGACTATTACTGGATATTCAGTAGGCTCTACGCCTATAGGTCCAGAGGGTATATTTTGAGATAGTGCTACTGCTAGCTTATTGTAAACCCAATTATATTCTGGGTTTACTATCCAAGCAACATCATCACTAGTAGGAATGACCATTCCCCACTCTGATAACTCTTTGTAAGCATTAGGCATAGCTTGTTTTGGGTTATAATTTTTCCACGGCATTTATTCTCCCATAAAAAATGCACAGCCGAAGCTGTGCATTTACTTAGACTGCAAATCCTTGTACTTTTGGGTCTCGCCAAATAGTACTTGCTGGAACCTTAATAAACCGTTTATTAGTTTCGGTCTTATTAGGATTCTCAATAGTAACGATAACACGTTTACCGCGCTTATGTGCGGCAAGCTGATTCATCACACGCTCAGCAGACTTTAGATACTCAGAACGAACTGCGTTAAGAAGTTTCTTATTCACAGTAGAATGAATACCGGCAGACCGCTTACCTGTGCCTTTAGATGTTTTACCTTTAGCCATTTTTATGCTCCGTTGTTGTATATCTAACAATAGAACATAAATAGCAACAAAGCAAGTATTATTTTGATTTGTATAGTATGCTATTAGCAGATACAGTAACGTTTTGATATAGATCAAGTAAGCATAGTATAAAGTCGGAGGCATGATACACATAAGAACATCTGTTACATTCTGTAGCGTCTGCAAACGCTACTGCACCTTTATAGTACCAAACCTCTTCTTCAGCAGAACACTTTGGACAAGCTGTTCTGGCTCTTAGTACGCTCATTCGTAATACTTTTGCTCGTCAAGAATTTGCTTAATAAGTGTATCTTTATTATAACGCTTATCGAGCTCTAATCCTAAAGTTCTAGCATAAGTTTCTAGCTGATCTTTATCCATGCGCTGTAATTGCTGTTCTGTTTTTTGAATTGCTTTTTTAACGAATAGACTTTTTAGTTTTTGAAATATACTCATTCTCTGTATGCCTTTACTTTCTTAGCTATATTGCTAGGTTGTTTTACGAATTGTTTGCCTTTTTTGGTTCCTTCTCGTTTTGCTCTATTAGTAGCTGCTTTTTCTGCCGGAGACAAAGAGTCCCAGGCTTTTTTAGGCAGGTATCTTCCACGTTTACTCTTTGGCTTATCGGCTTCTGAAGGGCTTGAGTACTGCCACTCTTGCTTAGTCCAATTAACCAAAGATCGTTGTGTTTTTTTAAGCATTACGATTTATACCCTCCACCAGCTTTTCTATACTTAACAGCTAGTAACTGTGCTTTCCTCGCACTCCATTGACCAGGAGCGCCACCTTTGTCTCCTGCTTTTATCTGTTGAAATAGCCTTTTTCTCAAAGTAGGCTTGGTATATACGCCTGCTTCGTTGACTCTAGACTTACTCATTAACCCATACGCTTACGCTGAGCACGCGCTTTAAACATAGCTGCTGCTGCTACACGTTCGCCAGCCTCTTTGCTGCCGTATTCCTCAGCTGCTTTAGCTGCAACCTTATCAAACATTTTACCTTTTTTACCAATATCTTTACCAGCAGCTGCTTTTTTAGCTAAACCAGAACGTTCTTTCTTGTTTAACATTTTCATACCTGGATTTGTTTCTTTAACCATTACCGACTCCTTAATAAAAAATGAGAGTGTATTGCTACACTCTCATTATACAATCTTAAATAATTACGTCAATTTTTATTTTATTAAAGTGTTTATTCAATATTAGCAGCAGTTTCTTGCGCCTCTGCAAGATTAGGGTCTGGTACTAATCCGTAAGACGTTAAAATACCGTCTGGACCAGCTATATCATCACTTACAAAGAACTCAATATATTCCCTTAAACCAGGAATTGTATCTAAATGTGCGTTCTTAACATAAAAATATAACGGACGACTAATTGGGTACTCCCCATTAGCAATAGTATCAATTGTTGGGAATACGCCATTAATAGTTGCTACTTCAAGTTTATTAGTATTATTTTGATAAAAACTTAAACCAAACACTCCTAAAGCTGTTGGATTAGCGTCGAGACGAGCGAGTGTTTCTGTATAGTCTCCGTCAATATCAACTGCTACACCGTCTGTACGAACTGAATGACAGTCTTTCTTTTGCTCATCGTCTAGTTTTTCTAAACCAAGTGTTGTTTTGCAGCCTTCTTCCATTACTTTTACATCAAACACCTCTCGGGTTCCATGCTTAGTTCCTGGAATAAAAGCAAGAATTTCAACGGCTGGCAGTGCAGAATCAATATCACTCCATAGTTTAGCTGTACTGCTTTCGTGTAGAGCAGAATATAGCTGAGCCGGGGTCAGATCATCAATGTTTAGTTTGTCGATGTTAGATGCAAACACAATGCCGTCATAACCTATACGGATTTCAGTAATTTTACCTATAGTTGCTTCGCAGGCTAGCCACTCTTCGTCTTTCATCTTAGAAGAGCTGTTCGCTATATCAACAGTGTTTTCACCAGTTCCTTCGCACAGTTTTTTACGTCCGGCTCCAGAACCTCCACCTTCAACAACAGGTGTTGGGAAGTCATAGTTCTCACCAAAAGCTTCTGCAACAATAGTTGCATAAGGTAGTACAGTAGAAGACCCAGTAATCTGGATATTATCTCGTGCAGTCGCTGAAGTGGCAACACACATAAAGGCTAGTGCATAAAGTATTTTCATATATTCTCCTATAACCTGTAAGGTTTATAGTTATATATTATTACACTTTTGTAACAATTTTATGACAATAAAAAAGCTGGCTTACGCCAGCTTTTTAGCCACTACAGGCTCGTTTGCAAATTTTTCTTCGTCCTTGATAAAAGAGTAAAAGTGCTGCACTGCTACTTCTTTATTCTTAGCCTCAACGTCAAAATCAGCATACTCTAGCATTGGTACGTGATTAGCCATCAGTTCTTCGTCCCAAAATACTTCACTATGGGCATTTGGTTTCATCCAATATTCTTCATTATCAGGATGAAACGACTGAGACTTATGAAATAGTGGTCTTACGTTTTTCCATGTTTTAACAGCTTCGATAAAGTAATCAGAAGTATGTGTGATATGTGTAACATCACGTACTTTTCTATTGACTGTTTTTGTACCTACTTTAACTTTTTCTGTTTCAGTCATTCTGTGACAAGCATAATGGTGTGTGTCCAGAGTACAACGAATAGGAATACGTTGTGCTAACTCTAAAGTATGCTTAATATCATAACCATTAGGCTTATCTTCGTTTTCCACAGCTAAACACTGCTGCGCATAATCAGATAGATACTGGTAGTTAGTAGCAAAACGCTTAATACCGTCTTCATGCTTGCCGCCATACAGACCTTGTAAATGAATATTCATTACAAAATCATTAGCAGGTAAATTCATTAGCTTACCGTACAAAGCATGGTATTCTAAGTCTTTTATAGAATTTTTTACAACATCTGCATCTGTAGAGCCTAGTACAGTATACTGCCCTGGATGTACACTAAGCCTGACTTCATGGCGTTTTGCTTGCTCACCTGCTTTGGCTAATAGCTCAGAGATAGTACCCCAGATCTCGGCGTACCAATCATTAGTAAAGTCTAGTGTATAACACGGGAAAATCTCAGAAGATATACGAAAGCTTCTCAGATTCTTAGGCTGAGTAGGAAAATACGTGCTAAGAATGTCTAATAGCTTTTTACAGTTTTCGATAGCTTTTGCTTGAACTTTTTCTTTGCCACCAGCTTTTAAGGCGTATGTTTTAGTCGTAGTGCCAAAGTTATAGCGTTTTGCTAGTTTTGCGTCAAAAAATTGACAGCACTGACTAATTCTCCAGTCAGTGCTGTTTACATTAAAGTATTCCATATAAACTCCATTATTTTTTATAAAATAACAGATAATTTACGTTATGTCAATATTGAACTGGCGGAGACTTGCTCATATAGGCTGTAGCCCCGAAGTAAAAACCTATAATAGAAGCCATAGCTAAATAAAACATACTAATTAAGTCGCTCAGTGCTGCTACTTTTTCTGGTGAAATAATAGGAGACATTAAAAAAGCTGTAATTATTAACATACTAGCCATAGCAATCCAGCTAATACGCTTTTGTGCATCCGCTTTCTCTTCTCTAAGCTCTAGCTCTAATAGCTGTGTAGCTCGATCTTTTTCTTCTTCAGACACTTCGCCGTCTTTGTTGAAGTCATAGTCTTTAAAATTAAACTTTTTTATCACAGCCATCTCTTAGCTTTCTCAATTATCTATAAGTATAAGATCAAATGCAGCAGTAACACGTGCATTATTACTACGAACATGTGCTCTCACGTCAATATCACTTTTTTCTGGTATTCTTATAGGTACACTAAATTTATAGACGTAAGGACCGCCCTCGCCTTGTACCTCAAAAGAGTGTCCGACTCTAAAAGAACTTTGGCCAAAATACCTAACAAACATATCGCCAGTAGCGTCTCCGCCTTTTTGAATTGAGCACACGCCTTGCATTAAATAGGCTGTTTTGTCTGCCGGTACGGTATATACAGCCATTAAAGTCTGGCCTTTTCCAGCCCTAACTCGTAATACTGTAGTTGCTCCTTTGGTCACGTTAACGTCACCTACGTTAGTAGAACCGTCTACTATAAAGCCTCTATTAAGCCTAATGAAAGATTTAGTACTTGTAACAGTCACAGAAGAGGATAGCGTAATAGTTTCTTCTTGAAAGTTATAATCTGCATCTAAACCTTGGATAGTAATTTGTTTATTATTATCTGAAGCATTTACCGCGGGAATATCTACTGTTCCAGCCGTTGCCCAAGCACTCCACGGATATATAGTATCACTAACATCCCATATAGTACCAGTTACGCTAGTACTCATAGCAGGGACAGCACCAAACTTGTGGTTAAAAGAGTGGTTAGATATATGACCTCGGGCTATTTGAAGCGCAAATTCCTCATTTTTACCTTGTGCTGTCATAGAGGGATTTTGAAATAGTGTCAATTCTATTCCTTACTAGAGAAAGAGATATTTTGTTGTAGTTCTCTTTCATCTAACTCGTACAATTTACGATAACTATTATTTATGTCTATTGCTTTTTCTAATAGCGTCATTTTATCAGTAGTATGAACAAAAGCAGCAGTATCTTTAGGGAAACACGCACCTCCAAAACCACGCTTATTATCAAAACCTGGAACACGTAAGTGCGTCTTACCAATACGCGGCTCTTGTTCTAATACCTTGATAATAGAATTATAATTTGCTCCAAAATCGTTAGCCACATCATATAATTGGTTAAAAAAGGTAACTTTAGTAGCTAAGAAAGAATTCATTGCATACTTTATTAAACTAGCTTCCTTGTAGCCTACATGAAAGACTGGACATTTTTTACAAGAACTGTAATCGTTATATATTTCTTCTACCACTTGTGTGTCAAAACGATAGCCACCAAACACGTGAAAATCGGGGTTTATAAAGTCTTCTAAAGCAGTTTTTTCGCGTAAAAACTCTGGATTGTAAACAACCCCACGATCATTGTATAGTTCTAATATATCTGGCGTAACGGTAGATTTGATAATAATTTTGTGATGAATATTTCTATGTCGGCTATTTAGCTGATTCATTACAGAATCTAATATTGTATAGTCTATAGCACCAGTGTTACTCATAGGAGTCGGTACGCAAACAAAAGTACAAATATAGTCGTTTAAATCTACTTCGTCTAGTGTTGTACCATAAATTGGGTCTACTATATGTCGTTCTACAGCGCTAAACCCGTAGTCAACAGCTTTACCAACAAAACCGTGACCTACAATTAAAATCTTCATAATTTACTCTATTATTTTCTTGGACCACCTGGTTTGGGTCTAGCAACAGAACCACCGCTACCAGCCCATAGTCTGCGTCGTGCCCAGTAGTTGGCACTAAACTTATCATCTTTTGTTAAATTACCTGAAGCGTCACGTATACCTGCACTACGTTCTAGATAGTTCTTACGGGCTTCAGCACTGTAGTTATGACCATAGTCTTTATGACCGTATCTTACTACTTTTACTTCATCGCCTTTTTTAGCTAGTACTACTTCTTTGTGTTTTGAACCAGAGGTATTACGTTTTGGCTTATTGAACCCAGGAAATTTCTCTCCTCGATACTCTACTCCACCACCTGGTAGTCGTTTTACATCACTTGCTTTGGCCATATTTGTATCTCGATTCTATATCACAGACTATTTTCCACTGTCTAGAAGTTAGTTGTGGGTACTCTTGCTGAGCTGCTATACAACCAAGTATAAAAGCTTTTTCTGGCGCTGTCAAAGGTTGCTTTTCAAAAAATTCTCTTAGCTCTTTTTTAATTCTTCTCGTCATAGTGCCAAGGAAATAAATACGAATCATCAGTTTTTAAACTAATGAGCGCCTCTGTAAACATTTTATCTTGTTTTCTGCGGATAAGTTTATTTTTAAGACTCTTGAATAAGTTTATCAAAAGCAACTCTCCTATTCTGTAATTCATATAAAAAAGGCGGAGCAGTCTTTTCAAATAACTGAGGTTCTTTTCCGTCTACAGTTATTGCTACAACTATGTCTCGTATACCGGTGCCAAACATTTCATTATGCGCTACGGCATATCCACAACATTGAATAAAGTAGTCTCTAATCTGTGTTGCTTGTTTAGGTTTTTTAGAGGTTTTAAAGTCTATAATCGCGGGACGACCTTTCCATACTCCTACCATATCCGTACGACCAGCGTATCTATACTTATTACTCCATAGAATCTGTTCTTGACCCCATATTTCATCAATACCTGGTTCTACTACCTTGATTAAGTCACGGCTCATTTGCCTAATATCTAAAGGCTGCTCTCTCAGCTCTTCCCAAATACGTTCACCGTTAAAGTGACGTTCTGCAAAAGAGTGTATAATAGTTCCTCTATCAGTAGCTTCCTTAGAGATTCTAGCTGCCTCTTCTTCTCCAACTCTAGCTTTCCATTGAGCTAACCAAGGAGCATTAGCTGTTTTACCTAAAATAGTAGTCAGAGAAGGGTACGACCCGTCTGGTGTATGATAAGTTCTACCTGTTGGCAGGGTATCTACTGCAAGTTCTGTAGTATAGTTGTATTTCATTAATTTGTTCTACTCACAAGTATTGGGTATCCTTGTGCACGAGTCAACTCTAATACTCGATTTATAAAAGGATTTTTGTTTTTTGCTACAGTAATAACTCTAGCATAATCATAGTTAAGTGCTTTTTTATTTGTTACCTGAGACAGATACTGACCGTAGTATGGAGTATGATAACCTTTAAAGTATGTATTATAGTCTCTGTCTTGACAAATAGCATAAACTAAAGGCGTGGTTATAGTTCTTAATCTAGGCTCAAACGGTAACGTTAATATATTTTGGTTCATGAAGGCGTTATCGCTAAACTCACGCGTACCTTCATGATATACTACTGAACCTTGTATTAGTTCATTAGCAACTTCATCTGGTGACCACTTTGGCTCAACGTCTATACCAACATAATGATGTTCATATAAAGGTCTTTTAATAAGTGCTGCGGCTCCTAAAGAAGTAGCAGCTGCACCGTTTAACGATATAGTAGCAACCTGATCATAGTCAATTAAACGTGCTATGTCAGTATTTGATATATAATTAGCTGCACTACGACCGACAATAGCAAGTCGTGGTATATCTACGTTTTTACGCAGCCACTGAGCTAGATTTACTAGCACGGCGCTAAACACGGCCTGAGCAGAGGCTGCTACATCTGCGTCTGGAACTCCTGTTCCAACTCCTCGCTCAAGATTTAACAGCAGATTATAGCTGCCATCTGACATATGAACGCTTTTATGGCCTAACCATTGAGTATACTTTGGATCGCCTGTAATTGACAGAGCACGAGCATAGTCTTCGCCATAGATAGCGTCAAACCCTAGAAAGCGAGTAGCTGCTGCACTAAATAATGCGATAGAGTTTGGATAGCTAAACTCGCGTATCCAATAAAAGCTGCCATCTACATAGTATCCTAGTCGTGTATAGTAACTATCACTCAGTAAGATTGCACAACTGTTCCAATCAGTACTACAAATTGTAGCCATGCTAAGTGCTTCACAGTAGTCTACACGCTCAATACGCCTTTTAGCAGGTAATGAAGCTTTTACTAGGTCATAAGCATGAGGAACTGTAGCTACTGTATCTATATCGTTATATGTTTTTTGCAGTGCTCTAACTTCATCATGCGGAAAAGCGCGACTATGCTTATCACATAGCGCGCTTACTTTTAAAGTGGGACTAATACTGCACGCGGAGCTTCTATCAGCTACTGCATTTATACCTAATATAGTCATTATGAACAGATGTCAACATATTCACGAATAGTGTTCCACTTTTCCTCTTCTTCGCTTAGATTCTGCTTACGAAGAATTGTTGCTACTTTAGTAATAGTAGCTACAGGAATGTCATAATTTGTTTTAATATCTTTTTTGAGCTCAGCAATGCTTTCGCGTAGTGAGTCCATTTGAATCATCATATCTACAATACGATTGATTTCTTTACGAAGTTCTGCTTTTAATGCTGGTTCCATTATACCGCTCTAAAGGTTGATCTAACCTTATCAGGCTTTCGCCTGATAAGTTTTTTTGATTCAAGATACTCTAGTGTATCTTTAAAGTCGCTTAGTGCGTTTGTGTGATCTTCTCCGCTAGATAGTAGCTTTAAGCAAAAAAGATTATAGGCAGACACAATATTAGCACTACCAATTGTACGTTGTCCTACGAAGTCGCCCGAAGGGCGAGGAGTGACGAGCTCCCATAAATCGCTACTCCATACTGAATGTGTCTCTTCGTCGAATACTTCTACCGGAATCCCAGACAGAACTTTCCACACTAAGTCGTGATGTTTCATTAATCGCAAATCCAATCATCGCGATGGGCATTAGAATAAAACCACCCAAGCGATCGAGAAATTGTATCACTACCCCAGTATGCGCCTTCGTGCATAGCCTGTTCAAACTCACGTTTGAAGCGTAGCCAAGGATTGTTCATATTGGTCACAGGGCGAATTGAAGTTACATCGCGCTGGTTCCAATGTTCACAACGTTGAGCAAACGCTGGGTTAGAGTTTAGCAAACGCTCATTTTCTAGCATACGCGGAGCCAACAGTTTATATAGCTCACGATATGCTGCGAATTTGTTTTGATAACTATCTGAAGATAGGGCAATGCGACGAGCATTACGAACAAAATCACGATAAGCGTTACGATTAGTAAGTTTAAAAAACATTTTATACCTTAATATTAGCAGAAAAAAGTGCAGTTGTCCAAAAATTTTATTCAGTAGATAGTTCTAGATATGTAGGAGGGTATGGCTCGCCTTCTAACGTCCAGAACTCAATTGGATTGAACCAATGGAATCGCTCTAGTAGTCGCCAACGAGCGTTAATACGTTCTACAGCGGCGTCATACTCAGAGAAAAATGGATTCTCAAGCGATAGTGCGTCGCGAGCCTCAGCCATCCAAGCGTGTGCCAGCCAAGGATTCCAGCGGGCTACATTCTCAGCTTCGCGAATTGTACGGCGAATATCCCATACAGCATAACCAACAGCGCTATATTTAGCGGGTAGACTCTTACGTTTAGCCATGAGCAATACCTTTTGTAGATAGAATGTGATAGTGATGGTCAATAATATCTACAACCATACGGCAAGCTTCAAAATCCATACCTTCTTCTCTCATATCATAGTATTGCTGTAGAGCTGAAGCTGCATCAGCTGAAATTTTTGACAAAGAAGATAGTACTTGAAGTGCTTCTGCTAGTCTAGGACGTTTATGCATTAATTACCTTTTATTTAAAATCCAAGAATAGTTGCAATAACATTTTTATTGACACTATAGATATAATATATTATAGTTTTAACATGTATGCAACTGAAAAATACGTAAAAATGGAAGCAAAAGAGCTTCGAGAATCAATTAACCAACTAGCAAGCGATCTAGGTGGCGATGTACGCTATCTAGATGAACAAATTGCTGAATTGCGCTCAATGTTATATGCGATACAGCAACAGCTAGAAACTATGGCGCAGCGAGATAAAAATGAGTAAAACTATTGTAGGAGTCAGTAATTCTAGTGATCCTGTAATGGTAGATTATGTAGAAAAACAGCTACAAGCAATCTCTATTTCATTTCCAGAGCTAGCAATAGAGCATGTAAATGAAAGCAATTCTATAATGGATCGTTTTGCTAGATACCCAGGTAGATTACCCGCTTTCTTTATTCTTAAGAATGGCGCTCGTATGGGTGTATTACAAGCTAAGCTTAACGATGATGAATTAATTTCTTGGGTTAGTTCAACCGCTGGTTAAATAATTAGCACACAAAATAAGCAATGGCAACAACAAAATAAAAGTTGTTGCTTTTTGCATTTCATATATCTAGTTACATCATATTTTGAAATCCACAAACTAGATAATTAAAAAATATGCTGCATACTAGGTTGTACAGTAACTTTTTTGTAGACTTAGAATAGCATTAAGCGTATTATAAATAAAATTAAGTAAAGATCAATTAATGAAAATATATGTAAAAAATAATGATATTAGCCGTGCTCTACGTGTTCTTAAGAAAAAACTTCATGACGAAGGCGAAACAAAAGAACTGAGAGAGCGTCAGCACTTTGTATCAGATGGAGAGCGTCGTCGTTTAGCTGAACGCGCTGGAAAGCGTCGTTGGCTTAAGAAACGTCAACGTATCGAACAAAATATGGTACGGGCTGAACAAAATCTTATCAAACAGAATCGTAAAAAGCGACAGACTGAACAAAGAAATAAAACTGTTGCTTAATGCTTAACCGCTTGATACAATTAAGTATCAATGGAGATTAAGTATGAAAGTTTACAAAGGCTCGTTTAGAAAACGCAACGGCGATATTCGCCAAATGTTGTTTGCTAAGATTAAAGACCTGCCTGATTCTTTTATTGAAGAAAAGATTGTAGGCTCAGGGTCAGAAAAACAATATCCTCCTGGCATGGAGCTAGTATGGGATATTGAAGAAGATAATTTTAGGGTGTTTAATTGGTCAACAGTTGAAGAACCTGTAAAGGAACTAACTGTTGATAAAAACTACTTTAATTGATTCTTATGTGCTAGTAGAAACAGAGGATATTGACTTCTCAATGTTACGCTCAGCTATAAATATGTTAGCAAAAACACGCTACCGTTTTCATGATAAGGTTTTTGAAGAACCTTATACGCCGTATTTTGATGCTTATCGCGGTCATACATTTGTGATTGATCATGCATCATCAGAAGATGAAACTGGTAATCATGTTTGGCTTACTTGTATATCAGATGATAGCGTAAAAGTCTCTGGATATGTACATCTGGATCAGTTAGTAATAGAATAGCTCTGATTACGTAAATCGGATGCAGCATGGACCTGGGGGCGGTACCCAGCGAGTCCACCACAGATACTCTTGCTTTGATAAGCCCAGATATAGTTGCAACTACTGGATAACTGAAAAGAGTATCTTTGATGGGCTCGAAATAGGATCGACATGTTGAGCAAGAAGAAACCAGGAGCCAGTGCGCAAGCGACTGATAACCGCAAGAAACATAATAACTGCAAACGATAATTTTGCACCAGTATCTCTAGCTCTAGCAGCTTGATTTACTATCGGTATGGTACCACCGGGAAACAGAACGGGCCGCTATACATCACATCACAAAGGACACTACATGACATTTATTAACTATCCACAGCCTACTGTAGGAGGCTACGTATTACCTTCAGTACCATCAATCTCATCAGTAACCTCTGCTCGTAGAATTACTGATTTTAATCCTCTCTCGCTAGTAGAAGCGTTTAAGCCAAAGCGAGCAGGTAAGAATAAGAATTTAGCACACGTAGTTGTAGTTCTTGACGACTCCTCATCTATGCAAAGTTGTTTAGAAGCTACTATTTCAGGATTTAACGAATTTATTGCTGGACAAAAGACTGATGCTAAGCAGTCCGGTATTAAAACACTAGTATCTCTATTCAAATTTAATGGCTCCCACGTAACTTGTGTATTTGACAGACAAGACGTTGAAACGGTAGAGCCTCTCACTAAGAAAACATATAACCCAAGCGGTAATACTAATCTTCTAGATGCTATGGGCGGCGTACTCATGAAAATCAATGAGTTACTAACTGCCAAGAATAAAGCAGATCGCGAATCAGTAATTGTAACAGTTCTTACTGATGGCGAAGAAAACGCTTCCCGTACTTTTAAAAATACCGATATTAAAGGCATGGTAGAAAAGGCACAAGGCAAAAGCTGGGCTTTCATGTTCCTAGGCGCTAACATTGATGCGTTTTCAACTAGTTCTAGTCTTGGATTCAGTACGCACAATACTATGCAGTATGATACACGAAATATTGCGTCTACTATGGCATCAGCCAGCCGCATGGCTAACTCACTAAAAAGTGAGTTAAGCAAGGGTGTAAGTCTTGATTTAGCTTACGCACAAACTTCCTTTACTGATGCAGAACGAAGTGCAGCGGTAGCAAAGAATGACAAATAAGACACCTTTTGAAATTCGACTAGATGTACTAAAAATGGCACAAGAAATGCTAGATGCCGAAAGACGTACACAAGAGAAGTACTTTGAAAAACAAGTAGAATTGCTAATAAGTTCTAATCCAACTAGCGATACTATTGTTAATTTTTTAAATAGTACACCACCTATAAAATCATATAATGAAGCAGACGTGTTATCTCGCTCTGCCGCTTTATATTCTTTTATAGATAACAAAACCAGAACATAAGGATATCCACATGAAAAAACTACTATTAACTTCCGCAGTTGTAGCAGCTCTAGCAACTCCTGCTCTAGCACTAGACCTAGGCAATGGCTGGGCGCTAGATAATACTGCTACGCTAGACTACTACGTAGAAGCTGAAGACGTAACAGCAGTATACGAAGCTGAACTTAGCTACAAAGTAAACGATGAAGTAAAGCTATATGCTTATACAGAAGTCGATCTAGAAGATGTACATTTTGATGGGCTAGATCTAGGTGTTAACTACGCACCAGCACAGGTCCAGTATATCAACTTTAATGCCGAAGTCCAACTAGACGGAAGCCTAGATTACGAAGAATTAGTTCTTACTGCTGAAGTAAACTTCTAATTTTTTAGGGGGCCGTGGCTACTCGCGGCCCTCTTTTTCTTTTTTAATAAGTTAAGTAATATGAAAACTTACATCTTAGGTAACAGTGGTTTTGCCAGAGAAATATTTGAACAAATTTTTCTAAGAAATCATAAAAGCAATTTTGGAGGGTTTATCATTCTGAACAATGATAAACCTTTTGTCATTGATAGCGATGGCTCAAAAGAATTCGACTACAACGATGATTCTTGCTTTGTTCTCGGTACTGGTAATAAGAAATGGCGAAAAACTTTTATAGATCATTTTAAAAGCCATTACCCTCTTACTTCTACCTATTTTCCTACTTTTTGTGCTGAAGACGCGCATATTTCTAAAATGTCGGTATTAGGTATAGGTAATGTATTTTGCTCTTTTAGTCTCACTAATGCAAATGCAGAAGTTGGAGACTTTAACTGCTTTAATATTTATTCTACTATCAGCCACGACTGCGTTATGGGTAGTCACAATATTATAAGTCCTTATGCAGGTATAATGGGGTACTGTAAAGTAGGTAATCATAATTTTATCGGTACTCATTCAACTATCACTCCTAAGTTAACTATAGGAAATGATAACACAATTAGTGCTGGTGAGTGTTTATTCGATAATATGCAAGATAGGCAGTTTTTTGGTTCGGGGGTAATTTACAATAAACCATGATTATATTATTTAGAAGCTGCGAAGCTAATCTATCTGCCGGCTCTCTAGGAGATGGTACTGCTAATAAACCTAGATGGGCCGGTAAGTATAAGCTAGAAATACTACGTAAGTGTTACATGTCAATTCAACAAGGTTTAGACTCAAACGATTCTATAATTGTAATTAATGACAGAACAACGCAAGATACACTAGATTGGATGAAAGCTAATACTAAAGCTGCTTTTAGCGTAGTAGACATTACGCCACTTCCAGAGTTAAGAGCTAACCACGCCTATCCTTCTTATCACCCGGTACTACCTAACGCATGCCCAGACTTAATGGAGTTTTTAGTCGAACTCGCTAGTAACAATCCTAATGAGTTAATATATATTTGTGAGGATGACTACCTTCATACTAACGTAGCTATTACTGCCATGAAACAGGTTTATAGCTCAGGTTATCAGGGCTTTTACGTACCATACGATTATCCAGATCGGTACATAATAGACACTGATAAGAGTTGTACTTTAGTTTTAGGTCCGTATGGACACTTAAGAACAGTACCAAGTGCCACGCTAACAATAGCAGCAACAGGAGCAATCTGGTCTTATTTTAAGTATGATTTACTTAGAGCAGGTGTTTTTGCAGATGATTCTTGGACGTGGAAAGCGTTTAGTCAAATCAACGCTCTGGCACCAGTACCAGGACATGCTACACATTTACAAGATAATTGCATAACCCCGTATATTGATTGGTTAAACCTTTACGAATCTATAAACATATGACGGTAATTCACTTTACACAACGCAAAAAACTAAACATAGAACGCTTCAGTCAATATCTGACTGAGGCCCAAACATCTAATCAGTTTACTAACTATGGGTATGCGGTAAAAACGTTAGAGCAACGAGCCAGAAAAAATCTACAAATACCTGACAGCAAAGCAATTATAGCTACTTGTAATGGTGCTGCTGCTTTAAATGCAATAATGGCGGCGATTCATACGTCTGAGCCTGTATATTCACAAGATTTTACATTTCCTTGTAATTTTCAAATACCTGGTGTGTACACAGAGCCTTTTGACTTAGATGATGCTGGTAATCCTGACATTTACCACATAAGAACACCAGGAATACTCATTATAACAAATTGTTTTGGTCATGTAGTGGATATTGATAAAATCCTAAAACATGCCGAACTTTATAATCAGAAAGTAGTATTTGACAATGCTGCTAGTCCTTATTCTTTTTATAAAGGTAAAAATATTAGTGCGTATGGTATAGCCAGCTATATATCACTACATCACACAAAACCGCTTGGTTTTGGTGAGGGCGGTTTAGTCGTAATTGATAAAAGTTATGAAACAAGCGTAAGAGCTGCTATTAATTTCGGAATGCACGAAGGCAGGCCCGTTATAGAGGGTAATAACTATAAAATGAGTGAGCTTTCCGCTGCCGGAATACTACAGTGGTGGGACAGCTTTGATATAGATG